TAGCCGGTAGTGAAGCACTCACGTACGCCTGCGTGGTTGCTACTGTCAATCCATTCCGGGTGGTAGCCTACAACGGGTTGATAGTGCGCCGGCGGGTTGCTGTGTGGGTTAAACCACTCCGGCACCGAGGCGCTGGTCGGTAACTGATAGTTGTAATGATCGAAACTGCACAGCCAAATTCGCTCGCCATTTCCGTCGTCCTGCCAGTCGATAATTTCACCAAAGACACGATTTCCGTTGTCCTCGTCACACGTAGACACATCGATGCTAACCATTTCACCGGCCATAGGAACCGTGGTGCTGGGCTGCTGTGCGGCTGCGTAAATCTTGTGCATTCCATTTTCCATTGCTGGCAATGCAGGGCCGGGGAAGAACTCATATTCACCCGCCCTAGATTTATTGACGACTCCAACTGGCTCCCCGCCATCCTGTGCGCGGGCTTGCCAGTTACAGGCAGCGTCAAACATCATTTCAAATGTCCGCGACTGGCCGGTGAAAACGCCGTCTCCCTGATACTCTGGCGAAATGCCAGCGCTGCTTAGCGCTTTTAAAAATGCTTCTTGCCTTGTCTCAATATCGCTCATGCTTCTTGCTCCTGCTTTGCCCGACTAACAATTAGCCCCGCCAAGCCTTTGATATGCGCGGCAGCCGTTTTAGGGCAGGATTCGCAGAGATCCGACTCGGCAAAATCTATTGCACCCTTTGCTGCTTTAATCCAAGACTCCGGCACCACTGAGCTGGGAAAATAGCTGCGAAGTGGTGTCAAATTACGAATACTGCCTTCCGGAACGTTTGGTTTTTGATGGCTTATACGTAAGCTCCAGTCGCAATAAACTCCGTCATCCATAGCTGTTGCAAGTTCGTAGCTGTAACCCATAATCAGTTTTTTGCTATTGCTCACGATTCTTGCTCCAGTTCCATTTCCTTTTCAATCATCACATCCACTTTTCTGAGACGCCTTGCGCAATCATTCTCAACTTCATGCCTCAGTCCCTTGAGAGCCAGAAGCCGCGTGGAGTAAAGCATTTGTGATTGTTGCGAGCTTGTATAATCAGTTCTTCCTATGCCGTGACTTTGCGATGAAGAGCAGGCTGCCTCTACCCTGGCGGTATCACTTCTAGGCCCTACGAACACATAGCCAGTGGAAAGCTCTTTAAATAATTCGGGCGGCATTACGTCTGGCAGAACTTCTTCGGTTCTTCGAAGCGCGCTCTCTGTTTTTAAATCTTTGATCGCTGTTTTTAAATCTTCAATCAGTTGCTTTTCTGCTTTGTTAAGTGCCACTGTTTTCACCTGATTATGTTAAGTAAGACGCTATTGTATATTTTGCTTTCTCAGCTATCGCGCAAGGCGCGCGGCGCGACCCCAATCGCATGACATTGCCACTTCTGCCGTGTGTACACCTTGGTAAAAGGCACAGGGAGTGCCGTCTTCGAGGTAGATCGTCTTTATTTTTTTTGCCTTTGCTGGGTGAGAAGGTGGAGCGCATCCAAGTAAAAACACCGTCATTAGCATTGTGATCATGTATTTCATGCCGCGATCTCCACCATTTCCTGACAATCTTCCATGTAGACAAAGATGACTTTTATGCCGAAAATGCTTGCCGGCTCTCCCTCGCTTCTTTCAAAAAGACCAAGACAGTTGCCCATAAATCTCTGTTTAGAGCCAATCAGGATCCTGGTGTTAGAAAAGTCGGCGTTAAGCTCCGTGTGATTCCTGCGATCCCTGTAAATAAACACTCGATCAGCAAGCCTGTTGGCCTCGTCTGCCAAATCTTGATACTTCGGGTTGTCCGTTCGCACGAAGTCCATTACGCGACCTCCTTAAAGCCAAGTTCTTTCATGTCGAAGGACTTCACGATGCGCTCAGCAAAGCCCGGGGTTTCCTCGATGATTCGACGACGCTCTTTAGAATGCTTGACTAAATGCGTGTTGCCCTGGTCTTGGAAGTCGAAGATTAAGCACACGTTGGGGCCGGATTTCTTCGCCCGCAGTCCACGACCGATGCGCTGACGAATCGCAACTTCCGCTTTCCCACCACCCGACAGAAACACCGCACCGACAGAAGGTACGTCCACACCCACGTCAAGAATGGTGGAGCCGATCAGCATGTCCAAAACGCCCGAACCCAAGTCATACAGCGCCTGGGCCCGCTTCTCCTGGTTGGATTCGCCCGAGATAAAGCGAGCCCGAAGCCCGACATTTTTCGCCATTTTCTCCAGGTTCTTACCGTGCTGAGTTTGCTGCACAAGCACCATCGACGTTAAGCCGTAGCGCTTGAGAGTTTCGGCTTCGGTGATGACCTGGTGGTTGCGCCAGGTGTTCTCGACGATGCCTTTTTTGTAAGCAGACTGGTACGCGGCGCCGCGCGAGACACCCGTTGGCACTTTGCTTGCGATGTACTTGAAATAGGGCGTTGCTAGAATGCCGCGATCAATCAATAGCTTCTCAGAAACCTTGATACCGATAGGGCCGGTGGCTGCCATCAGTCGCATGTTGGCCCCCTGGTCGTCACGCATGAACGGGGTGGCTGTCAAGGCGAGACGGTAGTGCGCGTTGACACACGCCTGCGAGATCAGAAAGAAGCTGTCGGAGCCGACTTCGTGCGCCTCTTCTAACGTCAGAAACTCAACGCTGGATAGCATTTCCAGGGTCTGCTTGCGCATTTTTTCATGACGCTCGACCTTGATCGTGACCCGGGCTTCCAGCGCTTTCTCATCCAGCGGATTTTTCTTTTCGATGATCTGGCGCACCGCAGACAGCCGCTTGCGCAACTCGGGCGGCATCGCGCGCATCAGATTTTCACTGGTGGGTAGCCCCTTTAGCTTGGCGTATTCGGTGACTTTGGCGTCGATCTTGGCTTGCCATGCCTCCACTTCACGCTCCACTTCGGCGTCCACCGTGAGCTTTCTCAGACGCGCGGTGAGTGTATCGACAATGGCGAAGTTGACGCCTGTCAGCTTGGGCTCCCAAATGCCATCGCCCATGATACCGATGGGCTTGCCAATGGTTTCAGCGTAGTTCTCAGCCATCTGGTACATCAGCGATTTGCGCGTGGTGACAAACAAGGTGCAGCGGCCGATGCGTTCTGCCGCCATCTTGAAGACCTTTGATTTTCCGCCACCGGTGGCCACCTGAGCGATCATGCCTTTGAGCTGAATCAGACGCTCAACGATTTCCGGCTGATAGTCGTAGCGCGGGTCGTCGGGGAAATCGTCCACTTTGGGGTTTTTTGGGCCAAGAGGTGAGGGCGCCGGTTTGCCTTTGACTTGAACGCGGTAGCCGGCCCGATCCAATCGGTTTTTGACCAGGCGCACGAAGCCTGCGGGAAACGAATTGGTCTTCATTTCATACAGACTGCTGACCCCATCCCAGTTCATGGTGGGCATGTGTTCGGCGCCCGGAACCTTGTACGACAGTATCTCACTGACCAGCAGACGCACGTCGCGAGACGGCGCTACCAGCTTGGCGTGGACAGCGTTGTGTACAATCTGAACAATTAAGTCGCTCATAAATTGCCTTGTGGTTGTCTTTCTGTTAAATCATACTTACTTACAACTATGTATGGTACACCACTTTATGAGTCATTCAATTATATATCCACAGGTTGAAGTCGACCCCCGCGACCTGCAGCAAAATCCCTGGAACCCGAACGAAGTTGATCCGATCAACCGCGAAAAGATTCGAAACAGTTTGCGCAGTGAAGGCTTCTTCAAGCCCGTTCTGGTGCGCACACTGCCCGATGGCGTGCTTCAGATCATCGGCGGGGCACACCGCGTCGAAGAGGCCATCGCGCTTGGCATGGGAAAAGTGCCGGCGACCAATCTGGGTGTCATCAGTGACGTTCGCGCCAAACGCATCACGCTTCTGGACAACGGCCGATATGGCGAAGACAACCACGAAAAGCTTTCGCAACTGCTGTCGGAAGGCATTGGCACCATCGAAGACCTGCTGGCTATTCTACCGATTGACGAGGCGGAGCTGACCGGGTACTTCGATCATGATAACGATCTGCAGAAAGAACTCGACAGTCTGGGTGATCTGAGCGACGACGACTTCGAGGGCGGTGAAATCGACTTGGACATCAAGAACAAGCCGACCAAGACGCATGAAATTCTTCGCTTCAAGGTTTCCGTCGACGACGCCGAACGAGCGAAAGAGGTAATCAACCGAATTACAAGAGAGCAGGGTTTTACCGAGTCCGATGCTCTGACCAACGCTGGAGACGCATTCGTATGGCTTCTAAAGACGGCCGACTGAAAAAGCTGTTCCAAGAAGCCTGGGACGAATTGGAAATGGAAGCCGACGAAGAAGGCACCTTGAACCCAGACGTTGACATTTCGTGGGGCCAGTTAGGTAACCACTCAACCGATTTTGAGCGAGACGATGATGAGTGAACCCGAAAAGCTGAAAGTAGAGGCGTGGCCGATCGATCGGTTGATTCCTTATGAGAACAACAGCAAGAAGCACCCGAAGGAACAGGTCAAGAAGATCGCCAGCTCCATTCGAGAGTTTGGCTGGAACTCCTCGCCGATCGAGGTGGACACCGACAACGTAATCATCAACGGTCACGGCCGGCGCCTGGCTGCGATCAGCCTGAATATGAAAAAAGTGCCTGTTGTTGTGCGCTCTGATCTTACTAACGAACAAGTAAGGGCCTACCGTCTTGCTGACAACGAAACCGCGCGCTCCGAGTACGACACCGGTCTGCTCTCCAACGAGTTGAAAGATCTGCACCTGACCGGTGACTTCGATATGTCCATGTTTTTTGACGAACGCGATCTGACGTTCGCCACCGACGATCTGGGCGATATGAACCTGGACGCGCTGACGGCCGATATTCAAGACGAAGTGGAGGCGCAGCGTCAGGACATCGCCGACAAGGCTCAAAAGGCCAAAGGTCGAAAGTTTCCGATCAACGAGGTGCTGGGCTTCAACAAAGTCAGCAACGAGCATCGCATGATCTTCAGTCGTCTAGTGGCGGTGGCCGAGTCTGAAACGGGCTTGGCCGGGGTGGAAGCGGTGACGTCCTATCTGGAGGAAAGCTGCCTGTGAAATTCAGCATCAGTAAGTCCTTCACCACGATCACCGAGCGCTCCGAGCGAGTGCTTGAGTGCGCCGAAGCCTTTGGTCTGGGTCTGGAAGCCAAAGAGTTTGTTCTGTACGACAACCTGGAGTTGGAGATCAAGCCCGGCGACATCGTGTACATCACCGGTCAGTCCGGGTCCGGCAAGTCGGTGCTGTTGCGCGAAGTGGCGAAAAAGCTATCCGCCGAGTACCGCGTGTCCAACATCGACGACGTGCTGTTGGACGACGTGGCCCTGGTGGAGCAGGTCGGTGCAACCAACAACGAAGCTACGCGCATCTTGTCGGCCGCAGGTCTAAACGATGCCTACATGTTCATTCGCAAACCCAAAGAGCTGTCCGACGGGCAACTGTACCGGTTCAAGATCGCCAAGCTGATGCACTCCGAAGCCCAGGTCTGGGTCGCGGACGAATTTGGCGCCGTGCTGGATCGAACCACCGCCCGGGTGGTGGCGTTCAACTTGCAGAAAATGGCGCGCCAGGTTGGCGCCATTGTGGTGGTGGCCACTACCCATCGCGACATGATCGAAGAGCTGGGGCCGAGCCTGTTTATTGAGAAGCAGTACCAAGATCGGGTCGCGATTCACAAGTTTGACGACAACAGCGGTAACTGCCCGCTGTGTCACTCGCCCAGATCGTGCTGTGACCCCGCACAACCCTGTACGCACGACGATCAGTGCGACGACACACCAAACGCTTGACTCCAATAAACACCCGCGACTGAGCTTGTAGCGGTCGCCACTGACGAGATTCCCCATGCCCAGCGCCACTCTGATTGAAGTTGATTTTCAAACCCGCACAAAAATAAGCTCACGCAGCCTCGATAACCCCGAAGAGTCGAGCTTTGACCTGGCGTACAACAAGCGTCTGATCAACGATCTGAAGGCCATGCTGGATTCGGTAGTGGATCAGATCGATCTCAGCCAGACCATGCTGCTGATCCCCAGCGGCGTGGACGATATGTACACCAACATCAACGGCTCTGCGCTGAAGCCATCGGACCTGGAAAACATCGCCCGCATCCAGCTGAAAATGAGAAACGCTTATGCCGCACTCTGATGTGACGATCATTCGCAACGACCAGGCGCGCGGCGTCTTTTCGCTGACGGATGAAATGTTCGTCGAGCGCGGCAGCCGGGCGGATTGGGACGTGCTTCACTCGCTTCACTACAAGGCAGAGGCGCTGCCGGCCGGCCCACAGTATTACCGCTGCGTCACTGCCAGCGGGCAACTGGTGGGGGTGATTGTGTTCTGTCCGGTGTCTCTGATGCTGGGGCCGCGTCACGCGCTGTTTCCCAAGCTCAAGCCAGGCGGCGATACCCACTTCACCAACGTGCATCGGGCCAAGTGGCTGAACCAGAACATGACCCGGGCGGCGCGCATCGTCACCGACACGCTGTACCGAGGCACCGGCGTCAGCTACCGGATGGTCAACCTGGCCATGCGCATGTACGGCGCCAAGTACTGCGAGATTCAAAGCTCGATGAGCAAGTTCAACCCGTTTGACTTGAAAGCAGGGTTTAAGCATGGGCACCTGCGTCAAAGTCGGGCCTACGACAAGGGCATGGAGTTCTTTCAGAGTCGGTTTGTCGGGCACCCAGCGGATCACGAAGCCATCGTTCAAGAGTTGAACGCCATGAACGAGCGCCTGCGTACCGCCGTGATTCGCGACATTCGATTGTTCTACTACAAGCACTCGGCGAAAGAGAAAACCGGGGCCAAAATGAACAAAGGAACCGGTCGGGTGGACGGTCTGAGTACCGCGATGCTGGTGCGGGAGTTGCAGCAGCTGGTCTTTGCCACGCCGGTGTACGGCATCTGGAGCAACCCGGATGTGGGTCTGCAACTACCCGATCGACTGCCCATCAATGCGTTTGACTGGCAAAAGCCAGGCGAAGCGTTCAACCAGGTGAAACTGAAACAGTACACCGCCCATGACAGCAACGAGGTTTAACATGCGACTTACGAAGAAGCAGACCATCATTCTGGCGATTGTGTGTGAAGGCTTGAAGGATGAAAACGGCAGTCGAATAGGGTGGCTTGACGCTCAGGAAATCTGCGACAGAGCCCCTTATGAGGTGAGCATTCACTCGATGAAGTTCGTCATCCGGGCGCTGGTCAAACACGGCATGGCTGAAAAATGCGAGGACATTCTGAGACGAGATCGGTGGGTGGTTCCGGTTAAGCCCACCAATCTGGCGTTCGATTATGCGATGCGAAAAGCAGACCAAAGAGAGATCGAAAACGACAACGGCGTGGTCGAACTGTACCTGTAAAATTGTCTTTTTCTGCAATCTTCGCCCTGGCAAGGCACTCAGAGGATTCCAAAATCACACCGGGGCCGGCGTCTATGTCGGCTTTTTTGTGCCTTTTTAGGGTCTTTTTCGTGGCGAAAAACCGCGCCCGAAAACAGTAGGAAAAATATTAATTTTTCGCGTTTTTCGTTTTCGCGTTTTTTCTTTAATATCAATGTATTAGCTCGAACTGCTATTTTTTCATGCAAAAAGCGATTTTGAAAACTTCTTTTAAAACATCTGCTTGTGAACGTCGTTAGCTTGCGTATATATGAGAAACTCCTAATTTGTGCTTTTTTGCTTCCCTGTATAGTAACTAAGTACTAAAGACTAAAACTTTAAATACCATAAAAAAAAAGAACCCAGGAATGCAAAAAAGCACAAATTAGGAGTTTATCATATAATAGTAAGCTATCTAAACCGAGAGACACCGGAACCGTAAGCAGGGTAGTCAGACACCGGGTGGAGTCGTGAGTGGAGGCACCGGACAGAATCTTTCCGAGAAGACACGCACGGACACCGGAGAGACTTTCGTTCGCTTCTCAGACGCTCTGCAGTGCTCAAATATACCGACCCGGTACGTATGCACCAGTCACGTCGAGATCGTCGCACCAGAAAGAGCACAGACACCTTGAAAGTTTAAAAAACGCGCTAACTCAACCCCAAGTGCAAACCCAGCGTTGAGCTTTGCGATATGTTGACTTACAAGTAAGTAAGTGGCACGATCGGGACTTGACGCTTTTTGGCGCAATGAGTGCGGTTAAACCTGCCTACCTCGGTCACCTTGACCATTTCAGGTTTGACCGCCAATTTTCAGGAACCCTTGATGTCCAGACTGAACGCCAACGATTTTGAAAAAGCTGCGAAAATGTGGGCCTCTGGTGAATACACTCTGGATGAGTTATCTGAAAAATTCGACATCACGCCAGCGGCACTTCACCGCCGATTTAAGCGTGAGGGTATCGAGAAGGGCGCGGCCAAGATTGCACTGCAGGAGGCCATTAGCCAATCCATGGCTTCCGAAGCCAACAAAAAAGCCGCACAGCTGATCGAAATGGTTTCCCAGGTCAAGGAATTGCACCTGAAGGGCTCGCAGATGCTGTCACGGCGCCTGCTGTACGAAATCAACGAAGCCACCAAAAAATCCAAACCGCTGGGCTCGATTCGGGATGACATTCGCGCGATTCAGGACGCCTCCAAAACTCTGGCGTCCAACTACCAGATCGCCGAGCGGGTGCTGCGTCTGAATCGGGAAGAAACCCCGGATGAGGACATCCCAGAATTGGTCGTTCGCCGAATGACCGACTCAGACGTTCAAGCTATGCGTGACGCACAGCGGGTTGAGATCGAAGAAATGACCTCTGGGTTTGAATCCGAGCTGGACGACGATCTTCTCGACTCCGAAGCGGACGACGCTGGCGACCAATAATGGCCGAACTTCTACTGCACCCCAAGCAGGATATGGTGTCTCTCGATCCTCACCGATTCAAGGTGGTGGTCGCGGGAAGGCGCTGGGGCAAATGCCTCGCCTCTGACACGCTGATCAGTTTGGCCGACGGTCGGGAAATCCCGGTTGAATCGGTCAAGGCTGGCGATCTCGTTCTGACGGCAAATGAAAACACCTATGCTCTTGAGCCTCGCGTTGTTCAGCATCTGCATGATAACGGCGTCAGAGAGACGGTCTTTGTAAAAACTGCGGCTCGCGGCATTCGATGCACACCAAATCACCCGCTACTGGTAAACAACCGCTGGACAGATGCAGGTAAAATCAAGCAGGGCGACCTAATTGCCGTGCCAAAACATCTTGCCTTTGGTGTAAAAACAATCGCACCACACGAGCTGGACTACCTTGCTGTATGGCTTGCAGAGGGTAGAGATTACAAAATCTCGAATACCACGCCTGAAATTTTAACGATCCTTCGCAACTGTGCGGAGCAGTTTGGCAATCTGTCGATGACCTCAAAAGACGGCATCGACTGGTCATTTTGCAATGGTGATCGAACAGGCGGCTCACAGGCTGGAACGAAGAACCCAGCTCGTGCGATGCTCGAAAGGTTTGGTGTTTGGGGGTTGGACAGCAAAACCAAAATCATCCCAGACTTCGTTTTTGAGCTAGACGAAAAACAGGTAGCTCGGTTTTTGAATCTGTTTTTCGCCTGCGATGGAAATATTTCAAAGCGTTCTAAAAATACCTGGTCGCTGGAAGTCGGCCTTGCCAATCAAGTCATGACACGCCAGATTTCAAAGCTACTGATGAAGTTCGGCATTCGCGGCGCCATTCGTCACAAGATTCATGTCGCGAAAAGTAAGCGATCCGGGTTGCCATTTGAGAGTTGGTCATACGTAGCCTCTACGCCGGAAGCAATATCTGCATTTGCTAGAAAAATTGGCTGCATTGGAAAAGAGCCCGCGCTGAACTTGGCTGTCTTGGCTGCAAGTCAGTCTCGTGGAAATTGCAACAGCTATTTGCCAATTCCGTATGAAAGCTTTGTCGATCATTTGAGCTACGAGCCCTGCAAAAAGGGCAAATATGGTGGTTTCAATTGTTCGGTTTCGCGCGACCTGCCTGCAGAACTTCGTGATTCTTTGAATTCCTGGCGCAAGCAGACTCGCACTCGTATATCTGAATACCGATTTAAAACGCTCAGAGCGTCTTCTGACGGGTACTTTAACCCCATTGCTGACGGTGACATAGCGTGGGAAGAAGTCACCGCTGTGGAGCCCGCTGGGCAGTTTCAGACGTGGGATTTAACGGTAGAAGGCAATCACAACTTTGTTGCTGACGGAATCATCACGCACAATACCCGTTTAGCGCTCAGTGAGTTGATCAAGCAGGCGGCCGGCGGCCCCAAGCGTAAAGTCTGGTACATCTCGCCGTCGTACAAAATGTCCAAACAGATCATGTGGGACGACCTGCTGGACTCCATACCGCGACGCTGGATTGCCAAAGTTCACCACACCGAGATGTGGGTTCGACTGATCAACCGCTCGACCATCGAGCTGAAAGGCGCCGACAACCCCGACAGTCTGCGGGGCGTGGGTCTGTTCTACGTGGTGCTGGATGAGTTTCAGGACATCAAGCACCAGACCTGGACCAAGGTCATTCGACCCACTCTGGCAAAAGATCGCGGCAAGGCGCTGTTCATCGGGTGCGTCACCGGAGATACCAAGATTTTGCCACGCAGTGGCATGAAGCCCATCGATCACTTCAATCCGAGCGCCAACCCCAAAACGCTATCGTCAATCGACTTGCCCTTGTTTGGGATTCATAATGAATTTCACTCGGCAGACGGCTTCTGGAATAACGGCGTCGTAGATACCAAGCGAATCAAAACGCAGTTCGGCTTTAATCTGGAAGCCAGTCACCGTCACCCGATTTTGGTGATGGACAAGCGCGGTGGTTACGAGTGGCGGCGTAGTGACGAAGTGCAGACCGGTGATCGAGTGGCGATTGCCCGGGGCATGAACGTCTGGGGCGATCAAGACCCACTGGAAAACTGGCAGGCGCACATTGAAGCCTGGCGCGCCAAGAACTCTAAAGACTACACGCAAGGCCCGAAAGCCAAGGCGATCAATGTCAGCTCGATGACCGATGACCTGGCGTACTTCCTGGGTTTGTGGACAGCAGAGGGCTCGTTTGAGGAGAAAGTCGGTCGCCTAACCATCACCTGCGGCGATCTGAGTGTTGGTGATTTTCTAACCTCCGGGCGTGTGGCTGGCATCAAGTTCAAGCAGCGCGCCGGTCGCTGCGATCAGTGGGTGGCCAACAGCTACGAGCTGGTCGAGCTGATGCGCTACCTGAAGATGCCATTAGTCAAGGCTCCTGAGAAGTTCATCGCTGATTGGGTTATGCAAGGTTGCGCGAGCTGGGCCAAGGTGTTTGTTGCCGGTCTGTGGGATGGTGACGGCTGGATTTGCGACCCTGCGAAGAAGCACGACGGCGGCTATGTGTCAGCCAGTGAGCGTCTTGCCAGCGACCTGCAACTGCTGCTGAGCAACATGGGTATCATCGCTCGGCGCACCATGATCACCACGCAGCCCACTGAGCGCGTAAAGGTCGCATCCGACGGCCACCGGCTGGTGATTTACTCGGGCAACCTGGCGCGATTCCGCGATCAGATCAAACTGCGCATTGAGCGCAAGCAGAAAAATCTGGATGCACAGCCGGTCAGCGGCACCTCCAATCGCGACGGCATTCCCTTTGCTCAGGAACTGCTGAGTGCATTCAAGGCTGAAGTGAAGACCGTCGGCTACAAGATCGTGACTTCGGATTTCAGTCAGACCGGCAAAGTCGTGGCTTATGACAAGCTGATCAAGGTGTTGACGAAGTACCCACTGGCGAAGTGTCAGGCTCGGCAGGAACTGGAGCAGCTGATCAGCGATTTCTACTTCTGGGACGAAGTTACCAGCGTCACCGATGGCCAGGCGCAGACTTATGACTTCACCATTCCGGAGACGCACAGTTTCTGGAGCAATGGTTTCATCAGCCATAACACACCCAAGGGCTACGCCAACCTGTACGACGTGTACAAGCTGGGTCAGGACGATCGGAAGAAGCAGTGGGCCAGCTGGCAGTTCCCAACGATTACCAGTCCGTTCATTCCGGTCGAAGAGGTTGAGGCCGCGCGCGAAGACATGGACCCGAAATCGTTTCGGCAAGAATTTTTAGCGTCTTTTGAGTCCATGTCCGGACGGGTGTACCACTCGTTCGATCGCAACACTCACGTTGGTAGCTACCCGTTCAACCCCACACTGCCGATCTGGGTAGGGCAGGATTTCAACGTAGACCCGATGAGCAGCGCGATCATGCAGCCGCAACCCAACGGCGACATCTGGGTGGTGGATGAAATCGTGCTGCGTAACAGCTCCACGGCGGAAACCTGTGACGAGCTGGAGCGACGCTTCTGGCGTCACACCGATGCCATCACGATCTACCCAGACCCGGCCGGTGGCAACCGTAGCTCAGCTCGGGGCGAGTCCGATCTGGACATCTTCCGTGAGAAGGGCTTCAAGCGTCTCAAGTTCAAGCGCAAGCACCCGCTGGTGTCCGATCGGATCAACTCGGTCAACCGTCAGCTGCTGACCGCATCAGGGCGCATTAGGTTTTACGTTAATGAATCGTGCAGGGAAACGATCAAGGGTCTTGAGGAGACGCTGTACAAGGCGGGTTCTCGCGACGTAGACAAGGGCCCAGGTGTAGAGCATGTCATCGACGGCATCGGCTACTGCATCGACATAGAGCGACCCATGCGTAAGATCGAAGTGATGGGCATTTCCATTTAGTTGCTTACTTACTTGTTAGTATGATAAATTCGGACTCTTATTCCCAAGGTCGCCTCAGCCTGATATGACAGAGCCTACGGTCAAGCAAATCAATGCTCTTGTAGCAAGAATGCACCCCGAATATTCCGATATGCGGGTGCATTGGTCATTTCTTGAGGCAACGTACAACGGCGGGCGCGACTGGTTCAAAAGCAACATCTTCAAATACTTCAAAGAAGGCGAGACGGAATACAAGGACAGGATCATACGAGCGTACCGGTTTAACCACACGCGCGAAGTCGTTGATCTGATCAACAAGTACCTGTTTCGCCGACCCGCCGACCGCAAAGTGCAAGACGCGCCCAACTCTGTACAGGCTTTCTGGAAAGACGTTGACGGCTCCGGTATGAACATCGGGGAATTTTCCAGAACCGTGTCTCAGAAGGCGTCGGTGTTTGGCTGCCCTTGGGTTATCGTCGATTCAACTCTGGCGAATCTACCCGAGAATGCGTCCAAGCGGGATGTGGAAGAGGCTAAGGGTCGAATTTACGCTTACATTCTGCGACCCGACCAGGTTCGTGACTTCTCATGGGGCGACGACGGCGGTCTGAATTGGTTGCTGGCTGAGGAAACCTACCGAGACGACAAAGACCCGTTCACATCCTCTGGCGATGTGAAAACCCAGTACCGCTTGTGGACGCGCACTAAGTGGGTTCTGTTTCGGGAAGCACCCAAAGATGAGGCTGCGGCCAGCGCCGCCACAATTTACCGCACCAGCAACGCCAGCGTTGACCAGGCAATTACGACCGCGACCGCCAACTTCCGCATAGAAGACGACGGCACTCACAACCTGGGCTTCGTACCGGCCATTCGGGCTGACAACGTGCCTTCTGACGCTCTGTACACCGTGCCTGCGCTGATCAACGACATCGCCTACCTTGACCGCGCAGTGGCGAACTACCTGTCGAACCTGGATGCGATCATTCAGGATCAGACGTTTTCACAGCTGGCTATGCCTGCGCAGAACCTGATGCCTGGCGACGAAGGCCACAAAAAGGTGTTGGCGGCTGGCACCAAGCGCATTTTCACCTACGACGGCGAGGGCGGCGCTCAGCCTTTCTATCTGAGTCCAGACCCCAAGCAGGCTGAGCTGATCATGTCGGCCATCCAGCAGATCATCAACGAGATTTACCATTCGGTGGGTCTGGCTGGCGAGCGCACCAAGCAGGACAACGCCAAGGGCGTAGACAACAGCTCCGGCGTAGCCAAGGCCAAAGACTTCGAGAGGGTCAACTCGCTGCTGCTGTCCAAGGCCCAAGCCATGCAGTCGTTTGAATTGCAGTTGACCAAAATGGTGGCGGCGTTTGCCGGAGAAGAAGCACAGCTGTCCGAAGACAACGAATTGGTTAAGTACCCCGAGAGCTTTGATGTGATCGGGTTATGGGATGAGATCGACATCGCCATTAAGCTGAGTCTGATCGAGGCGCCGGCAGTGCTGCGCGCCCGGCAGATGGGTCTGATTTCTGAAAAGCTGTTCCGCAGCGCCTCGTTGAAAGACCGCAAGGAATTCGAAAGCGAAATCGAATCCTGGCGCGAACGTCTTGAAACGAACGTTGAGGTGGCAGAGGAAATTCAGAAGGCGAGCGTGGACGAAGCAAAAAACCGTCTGACTGAAGAAGCCACCAGGGACCGACAGGACTCCGGCAAGAAGCAGTCAGACACCAAAACGCGCCAAGAGAGCCGGCGCAAAGAGTCAGACCAAGCGAACGGTCCAGGAGCTAAGAAATGAACGAACTGATGCGTAGAATGCTCGAAACTCGCGGAATCTACATGGCCCCGGCAACTGCCGACGGCGAAGCAGGTGGCGGTGGAGCAGCTGGTGGCAATAACGACGCCGGTGATTCAGGCAATGCAGGTGATTCAACAGGCGATCAAGCGAGCGACTCGCCTAATGGCAATGGTGATCGTGGCAACGCAGACGACGCAGGTGCAGGCGATGCAGACGCGGCAGGCGATAAGCCCGCAGCTTCTAGCAACAAGCCGACAGACCGCGAAGCTCAGTTACTGAAAGAAACCATGAAGTGGAAGGACAAATTCCGAACTCTGGAACAAACCATAGCGGAAATCCAGAGCCAACTCGGCGATGTTGACCCTGCCACAGCCCGCAAGCTGGTGGACGAAGCCAAAGAGCGTGAGCGCACAGACCTTGAAAAGAAGGGCGAGTACGACCGCATCGTTCAGCAAATGCGCACAGAAAACACAAAGCTGGTTGATCAGAAAACGGCCGAGCTGACTCAAACGCAAACCGCTCTTCAGGCTGCCACGCAGCAGATCGAAGGTTTGACCGTAGGCGCTGAGTTCCGCAAATCCGAGTTCATCACCAAAAACTCCGCACTGCCACCCACGATTGCGCAGAAAGAGTTTGGCGCTTTCTTTGAGTTTCAGGACGGTGTTCTGGTGCCTTACGACAAGCCACGCGGCGCAGCAGAACGCACTGTGATGGTGGACGCCAATGGCACACCAAAAAGTTTTGAGCAGGCGATTGCCGAGCTTCACATGAGCCACCCAGACAGCAAAAGTCTGATTCGCACCACGATGAAACCCGGGGCTGGCTCCAAGAGTAAAGCTGATCTGAGCGTCAGCGAAAACAAGTCCACGAAGTTGAGTGGGCTGGCGAAGATTGAGCAAGGCTTGAGTAATTTTTCAAAACCCAATCAGTGAGGGTTGCCGATGGTCGGTGACTCCGCTGCCTTTCGTGATTAAGGAGATTTAAGATGCCATTGCTGCGCACCGTAGCCGAAAGCATGAGCAACAACACCTTGCTTCAAGGCGTTGTTGAGGAAGTCATCGACCGTGAATCGCTGCTGGAATTGCTGCCTTTCCAAAAACTGGGTTCCAAGGCGCTGGTTTATAACCGCGAAGAAACGCTTTCTGAAGGCGTGTACCTTGACCCCAACGAAACCATTCCGGAAGAAGCCAGCACCGTGACAGAACACGTCGCGAAGCTGAAAATTCTGATCGGCGATGTGGACGTTGACAAGTTCCTGGACAGCACCATGTCCGACACCAACAGCCAGCGCGCCCTGCAGATTGCCATGAAGGCAAAAGGCATGATGCGTCAGTTCAAGCGCACTCTGGTACAGGGTGACGAAGCAACTCGCGCCAAAGAGTTCGACGGTATTGATCAGATTTGCAAAGATACCGGTATGGAATTGGCAGCCGGTGTGAACGGGGCCGCTCTGGACCTGGCAATGCTGGACGAGCTGTTGGCCGCTGTGAAGACCGGCGCTGACGCACTGATGATGCGCCAGGGCACTCTGAACGCATTGAAGCAGTTGTGGCGCCTGGCCGGTGGTAACACTGGTGGCATGCTGCAGATCAACAACTTTGGCCTGATGGTTCCGGCTCACGACGGTGTCCCCATCATCGTGAACGACTGGGTACAAGGCGACATCGCCCAGGGCACCAATACAAAAACCGCATCCATCTATGCAATTCGTTTCAACGAAGCAGATGGCCTCCACGGTCTGTATGGCGGCGAAAACGCTGGCTTCTCTTTGGAAGACATCGGCACCGTGCAGAATAAAGATGCCACGCGCTCACGTCTGAAGTGGTATCACGGCCTTGTGCTGAAATCCACTCAGTCAATGGCTGCTCTGCGCGGCGTGACTAACGTATAATTGTTAGTCATACTTAGCGGTAAGTAATAAAGGGGCGCTTATGCGCCCCTTTTTCTAACGGGAGATTACGTCATGCCAAGAGTTAAAATTGTTCAACCAGGATTCGAAACCTACAACGGTATTATCGAGGGCGCCCAATTCAACGAGGGATCCTCAATTGAATCGTTGAGCCAGTTTTCCGCCGAGCGCATTGGTGCGTTCATGAAGGTGGTCAACGCCGACAACGAAGACGAGCCACTGGGCTTGGGCTATCGCATGGCCAACGCGAAAGGCTCCGGTGTTGAGCCTCGTGCGCCACTGGAGCGCATCGTGCGCACCAAGACGGGCAAGACCAAGGAAGCGCCGAAGAAGTCGAAGCTGATCAGCTACGAATTTACCAAAGACGAGCTGGAGCTGGTTGCCGACAAGGACGGCATTCAGGGCTTGCGCAAGGTCGCCGATCAGTACGAAGTGCGTGGCCGCTCGATTTCTGAAATCATCTCCAGCCTGATGGCGTTAAAAGCCAATCAGGAAGCCAAGCTGGCGTCTGCACCACCCAAGGCCAACTCGGTTGAGTTGATCAAGCCGGTGGACACGACTGACATTGACTCACTGTTAGAGGGCTGATCATGATTGCGTCGTACCGAGCTGACACGGACCTAACACTGCTTCCTGAACTGCTGGATGCCGACTCCAATCCAATTCCCGCAGTCAGCGCTACCTACTCGCTGTACGGCGAGTCCGAGTTACTTGTTGCGGCGCAGCCAGTTGATCTGTACAGCTTCGAAGTGCCACAGCTGGTCGTAGCCGCCATATTCAACGAGCTACCGCCTGGCGAACTGAAGAGCTACCGCCGCGTCGATGTCGATGTGATCGATGAGGCCGGCAAGTCTCACCTGATTGAGATTGTGTATTTTGTGGTCAGCGGCGAGAGCCTGCAAATGGCGGTCAACTCGTTTGCTTCGCTACCGACCATTCTGGTTACGGCATCGGAAATGATTCACATGAAAGTGTTTCACTTTGCCAAAAAAGAAGATCAGGTGTCCGCCTTGGTTCAGGCGTGGAACAACCTGGGTCAACTGCCTGTGCGCTTCGAAGACCTGCAGGGCACCGACAGTTACGAAAAAGGCTCAACGCGAGAGCTGATCGATCTGGACATCAAAAGCCTTTCTCCAAAGACCTTCGCTCGTCTGGTTCGCGCACAGATCATTGAAGCCGACGACGTACTGGGCGGTAACCCGATTGAAGCTCGTCGTCGCCTGGGTCTGATCTCCGACTCGGCCGGCGAAAGCGCACACTTCTTTCGAACCTCTAAGCCATTGAATTTACCCTGCAGTCGAGCCGCTATTGACGAACTTCGCGGCATCGTGAACTGGAGCATCAGCATTGGACGTGGTTAAGGTCAGAAGCGCCCTGCTGAACGAGGCGCACAAGATCACTCAGATTTACGAAGAGCTGATCGGGCTGTATCGCGGCTGGTTTTCGGACTCGGTGATTGCCGGACCCGAGCTGTATCATGTGAAGTGGTTTGAGACGCGAATGGCATCGCATCTGGAATCCAAGCGTGATGCAATTCGCACCGCAGCTGTCACCGCTGTTAGGGTTGCAGCTGTAAGCTTGCACACGCTCGCTGGTGACGTTTTCCGCACTCAGACTACCCAGAGTGCAAGTCTTGAGTTGCAAGCGCTTGTAGCGCAGCAGATTGAGCAGTGCCTGATGACTCAGTTGCGCAAGGATCAGAAGACGCTGACCATACGCAGGCAGCGTGAACGCCTGCGTCAGTTGAGCGATGTCAGCGGGCAAAGCGGCTTCTCATCCGGGGTTAACGACATGCTTTATCGCTCGGACAGTCTGGGCCGGCGCCGTCAGTCCATTCTGTACGTCCACGTTGAGACGCAGCACAGCGTGTTTTCTCTGGTCAACACACTGACCCACACCTTGATGCTGGCGCGCGGTGACACCGTGTGCGCCTTAGCTCATGCGTTAGAAAAGCCAGAGACGATCAGCATGAGCGACTTCGCCGACATTCAGCGGCAAAGAATGCACCCGCGCTCGACCTTGCTCATTCACCGCATACTTGATAGTTAGTATGTTTTATGGTCACTATTTGGTAAAATGACGCCATGCTCCCAACCAGCACGTTTATTCCGCAAATGCGCGGATACATAAGAAGTCCAACGGGTTACTTAACAACCGGTGACGCGGTGTTCGGCCGTCCCAAATCGGTCGGGCTTTCGGTGGTTCGCATTGAAAAAGCCACTCAGCCAACCTCAATACGAACCGACAAATCAGGGTCTCAGGGTCGCGCCGATGAAAGCGTCGTACAGGGCCGGCTACTGATTGAAAACCGCGTACGGCCTGCGAATGGTGATCTGATCACCATTCACGGCACCTCTTACGAAGTTCTTGACGTGTACCCGCGCTACGACATGGACGGGCTGGTCAATCACTATCAGGTGGACATAGGGCGATGGGACTAACGGTCAAAGGCATTTCAGAGACGGTCGTCAAGCTGCGACGAACGGAGAAGACAACCAGCAAGCGGCTTCTTCTTCACATGCGAAACTCTGCCATCAAGATTCGCGACCTGGCCCGGGCCCTTGCGCCGGTGGATGAGGGCAATCTGGAAGACGCTATTCAGGTGATCGAGGACGGAGAAAGCTTTCTAGGGCGAACTCGGAAGATCGAAATGATCGGCGTTGACTCCAGTAGGCTGGGGGAGGGCTACACCAAGTACGGGCATCGCTACGACGTATTCATGCACGAGGGCTCTTACAACCTGGGTCAGAAATCACAAGACAAGGCCGCCGCCAACGGCAAGATGGTGGGACCAAAGTACCTGACCCGAGCCTGGCAAGAGCTGGAGCCAAGCATTGCATCCAAAGCTCAGGCGATCGCTGACGACGTAGCGAGAAAGTCATGAACCTTGAAAGCATCGTACAGTTCATGCGCGAAAAGGGATTGGGCACCCCGGGACAAAACCTGTTTGCCTATGGCATGCCAGAGTCGGTGTCCCAGGGTTTACTGGTCACCTCGCAAATGCCCATTCAGCGCAACAAATACGTCACTCAGTTGCGTCGTGGCGAGTTCCAGGTCATTGCTCGGGGCTCACTTCATGCGGAACTGATTGACCGACTAAACAGCGTGTCCGATGCGCTCAACGTCCAGGGGGTGATAATCGGCGACATGAACTTTCGGTTCATTGTGCCGCTGAACAACCCACTGGTTTTTCCACGCGCCGATAGTCGATTGCTTGAAGCGTCCGTTAATTTCGAGTTTGCATTCACTCAACCCGCTTAGGAGATTACAAATGGCGAGCACCGCTGAAAATATCAAAATGGGCACCTGTAAGATTTCGTTCGATGGCACAGACCTCGGTCTGACCATGGGCGGTGTCGAGGTGACTGTTGAAACCACCACCAAGGAAACCAAGGTTGATCAGTTTGGCGACACCGTTGCCAACGAAACGATCATGGGCCGTAACATCACCGTTTCCGCGCCTTTGGCGGAAACCACTCTAGACAACATGGTGCTGTTGATGCCTGGCACCACCAAGATCGTTGACGGCACCGACCTGACCAAAATGAAGGCGATGATCACCTCCGGCACCGGCATCTCTTTGCTGAGCCGCGCCAAGGAGCTGATTCTACACCCGATCAACTTGCCGGACTCCGACGTATCGGAAGACCTGATCATTCCGTTGGCAGCTACGGCCGGCGCGATGAACTTCGCCTACAAGTACGACGAAGAGCGGGTGTTCAACACCACGTTCAAAGGCTATCCAGATCGCGAATTAGGCGGTCTGCTGTTCATCTATGGTGACAAAACCGCTGCGGCGTAATAGACTTACTGACTGATAAGTAAGTTGCGGCCCCTTCGGGGGCCAATTATCCCAACCGGAGAAACCCATGACCGACGTAAAACTACTCAATCTGGATGAACTCGCCATTATCGAGCGCGTGGTTCAATTCGGCGGTACCCAGTACCCAGTCGCCGAACAGACCGTTGACCAGATGATCTCACGCATGCAGTCCACAAAAAACGGTGGCAAGGACTTGAACGACCCCGCCGAGTTTCTGGCGAACATGCGCCAAACCGTTCAAGACATTCTGCCCAGCATGCCGAAGAAAGTCGTGGGCAGCTTGAGCCTGGAAAAGATGATTCGGGTGGTTGAGTTCCTGAACGACAAAGAGCTGAACGAGGCGGCCGGCGAAATGGCTGCGACGGTCACGAAAGAATCCGACGAAAAGGGCGAACCTGAAAAAAAGTCGTAGGGCTGGACTTCGCGTTCATCTTTGCACGGTTTTCCCACTTCTACGGAATGAACGACGAGAAAATTTTAAGAATGCCCTCTCGTCGTTTTTGGAGTATGGAGCGCCAGATAGTTCGCATACGTGCGGAGTCTGACCTACGTGGCATCAACGTTGGCGTGGCGCTCATGAGTCAAGACGCACTGGAGAAGACCACAAACACTCTGGTGCTGGAGTTGGGAGACACAGCCGAAATCAAGCGCTCGATAATCGTGAAAGGCGACGAAGACCGCAAGATGAAATTTGCAAAGATGATGACCGGAGGTTAAGTGAGCGCCAGTGCGATCGTAATACGACTTGAACTAGACGATGCAAACTTCAGAGGTTCAATCTCCGGCGCAGAGGGTGACCTGCGCCGCTTCGATCGCAGACTCAGAGAAGGCGATCGCGCACTGGACCGGCACTCAGACGCTCACCGTCGATGGGGCCGCTCACTGCGCGACGGCATCATCGTGCTGGGCCTCGCTCGCCACGCCTTAGAAAACCTCAACGCCGTTCTGTTTGCAATGCCCATGGCGGTGATCAAATCCAACGCCCAACTTGAGAAAATGAAGACGCTGATGGTGGGTCTGTCCACCGTCACCGGTGGCTTCGCAGAAGCGCAAGAAGACGCCACTAAGAGCATGGATTTTCTGTTCGGCATGGCGCGCAAGTCGCCGTTCGAAATCGCCGCACTTACTGACTCCTTCGTCAAGTTTAAGGCCGCCGGCCTCGACCCGCTCGGAGGATTGTTTCAGGGTCTGATCGATTCCGTGGCTAAGTTTGGGGGTGGCGCCGAAGCGCTCAAGCGCGCCTCAGTAGCGATTCAGCAGATGTCCGGCAAGGGCGTCATCTCGATGGAAGAATTGCGTCAGCAACTCGGTGAGGCCGTGCCTGATGCCATGCGTGTAATGGCTCGCTCCATGGGTATCACCATGGGTGAGTTGGTCGATGTGGTATCCACCGGTACTCTGGAAGCGAAGAACGCTTTGAAGGCCATGGGCCGTCAGATGAACATCGAGAACTCCGGTGCCGCACTGATGATGTCGGAAACCTGGGACGGCTTAATCAACCGTATGAAAACGTCGTTCACCATGGCCGCCAAGACCATCGGTGAAGCAGGCTTCTTCGACGCCGCTAAGGGACAGCTGAGCTTCTTCGTGGAAGGCTTCATGCAGAACCCAGCGTTTTTTCAGGGCATGCAGGCGCTTGGCAAGGCCATGACCGACGCTATAAATGGCACGGCGTCGGTCATATCGGCGATGTACCAATACAAAGACGTGATCGTCGATGTGACTCAGTATGTAGTGGCTTTGTGGCTCGCCATGAAGGTAAAGAACAACTGGACGACTATCTCAAGAGGCTGGGCAACAGTCGGCACTTCTCTGACGAGCGTAACGGGTGGCTATCGCAGGATGCGCACCGAGATCACCCGGGCTGGCGAGCGCATTCGCATCATCAACGGCTTTAACCGAACCTTCAACGCCAACGCGCGCATTCAAAGCGTGGTCCTGGCTCAGCTTACCGTTGTTGCCAATCGTGCAGCAGCCGCGTTCAGAACTCTGTGGACGGCTATGGGTGGCTGGGTCACCATGGCTCTTATCGGGATACCGGCCATTCTGGCTGGCATGGACAAGCTCAAGGACAAAGCGTTTGAAACCGCGATGGCCATTGACACCTTGAACCCATCATTCATGACTAAGGATCAATCAGACGCCCTTCAAAGCCAAGTCGATCGCTTTGAAGAAGTAAATGCAAAGTTGACGGCACTAAAAGAGCCAGTACTGCCCGGTGGCGGAACTCGATCTGCAACGGCGGACGAATTACAGGTATATCGAGAAGAGGTTAACGAATATCGTCGTCTCACGTATGAAAAAATAAAGCTTCAAGAATTATTCACAGATGGCTCGGTAGACGCAGCCAAGAAGATGCTGACGATCGCCAGAGAGCAGCAACGTACTGTCGGGCTGGACTCTTTTGAGCGCGGTATTCAAAACCTGGCGACCTCTCAGTTGCGCGAATACCAAAACCGATTCAAGAGTGAAACAGACGACATTATTAAAAATCGAGGCGACACGGAAACTGAAGAGTTCACCGCTCAGCGCAAAGCCGCCGAAGATAGAATCTCCAAAGTCACTGAGGCTTTTTACGACAAGCAGATCGCCTTGCAAAAGGATTCAATCGAAAAGAGCCGCAAGCTTAATACCGAAGAGAGTAGGAACCAAGTCATTGACGCCCAGGAACGCATTAAGCGACTGGAAGAAATGAAAGCGAAATCTCTGAAGGTTTACGACGGTGACTTGGGTCTGGTTGAAACCATTGAGAAGAAGGCAAACTCCGTCAAGCTAAATGCGTTCGAGTCCTTCCTGCTATCCAAGCAGAAGATGGCAGCCAAGTACGAAGCAAAAGCCGAAGACGAAAACCAATACCTGGCTGAATTTGACGCCATGAACGCCATGGGGCAGTTCGGTAAGCTGACCGCTGAAGAGCTGGCCAAGGCTCGTCGAATGATGGATGAGCTGTGGCAGTCGCGTTTGAAGTTTGACGCTCAGAACGCGGAAACCAAAGCGTTCGCGGACTCCATGGAGCGCATCGATCAGCTGGCCGGCATGATCAACAGTAAATTCGCTCAGCGTGAGAACAGCAACCCGCTGATGCGCGATGCGATTGAAGCAGGCAAGCTTAAGGCCAAGCTGTCAGAGGTGCGCGAAGAGCTGGAAGCGATCAGCGATGGCGAAGGTAAAAACGCTGCACTGGCAGAGCTGATGCGATTGGGCCAAGAGATCGACAAAAACGCCCGCGCTGCCACCGTCACGCAGATTCAGTCAGCCACCGACGCGATGAACCTGGAGCTGATGCCGGAAATGGATCGGGTCGCCGCTGGGTACGACAAGCTGCGTCAGCAAGCGCTTGCCTGGAAAGCCGCGAACGACGAGATGACGCCGGATCAGCTGGAAGCGTTCGCCAATTACATGGACGCCATCAGTCGCAAGATGGCAGATGACATGAAAACGCCGATGGATCAGCTGCTGAAGCAGTGGAGTGACGGCACTGCACAAATGCAGAACCTGTGGACCAACACCATGACCTCGTTTGTCGACACCCTGACCGACGGGCTTATAAAGGGCAAGCTGGAGCTGTCCAGCTTCGTGGAAGAGTTCGCCCGCATGATCATCAAGATGCAGCTGCAAAAAGCCGCTGCGGGCATTGTGGTGGGTCTGGGTAGCATGTTTGGCGGCGGAGGTGCAGCTGCTGCAGGTAGCGGGGCAGGATTGGGCGCCCCCTATCAGGCGAATTTTGCCTTCGCCAACGGCGGCATCATGACCAGCCAGGGCTCAATAGCCCTCAAAGCCTACAGCAATGGCGGCATCGCCAATAAGCCACAGCTGGCAATGTACGGCGAAGGTCGTCAACCCGAAGCCTACGTACCGCTGCCAGACGGTCGCACCATTCCGGTCACCATGAGCGGGGGTGGCTCTGGCAAAACCGCAGCCCCGTCGGTCACCGTGAATCTGCTGAACCAGTCCGGCGAGCAGATGAACGCAGAAGCCGGGCAGCCAAGTTTTGACGGTGAGCGCTACGTTTTGGACATCGTACTGGCAGGCGCATCCCGCCCTGGCAGCTTTCGCAGCGGATTGAAATCGTCCCTGAACAAGTGAGATAGATCATGGCCAACTTTCCACCCATTACCATGACCGAGAAGGAAGACTCTCAGTACTTCTCGATCGAGCACCGGGACAACACGGTCAGCTCGACCACCGAAGACGGCTACGAAATATCGCGCCCACGCGGTACACGCCCCCCTGGGCGCGACTTTGAAACTGGGTTCACCGATATTACCGATGCAGACAAAACGCTGCTGGAGAGCTTCTGGCAGAGCGTCAGGAGTACTGCGAACATCTTTACCTGGGTGAACCCCACTGACGGGCAGGTGGTGTCGGTCAGATTTCAGGGCACACTGCGATTCAGCTACGTGGGTATTGGCGGCTCTCACCGCTGGAACGTTCAAATTAAATTGAGGGAGGTGTAATGAGCACGTCCTTTTCACTGGGTAGCATCGCATCCAAGAACCTGATCGCCTCAGACAAAACCTTTCTGGTGGCGATAGAGGTGCAAGTCCGGCAATTGAACAACAAGGTGCCGATTGAGATTTTGCACTTGGTCAGCAACAACGAAGACATGATTCTGGACGGCGTGGAATACACCGCCTTCCCGTTTCAGGTCAATTTCAATTACGAGGCCGGCGCCCAAGCCAGCATGTCCGTCACCGCGCAGGACGTCTCCGGTGATCTGCAGGCAAGAATGCAGGAGTACAACGGCGGCGTTGGCTTCTTGGTGTCGCTGCGCATTTTCCACCAAGATTCGATCAGCTCGCCGCCTGACTTTGCCGAAGAGTTTACGGTGATCAGTTCCTCATCGAACGACTACACGGTGAACTGGACGCTCGGCGCCGAAAATTTGCTGGATCGAAACTTCCCAGCCAGGCGCCAGTACCGCGATCGCTGCTCGTTCTCCTACAAGAGCGCGGACTGCGGCTACGTCGGTGCCCTGCCTGTCTGCAAGTACAACTACGACGACTGCGTGGCGCACGGCAACGCGCCGAACTACGGCGGCTACCCTGGACTGCGCAATGCCTGATGTGAATTTTCACCAGTACATAGGCATCCCATACCGACTCGGCGCGCGCGGCCCGGACGCTTACGACTGCTACGGGTTGATCTGCCACTTGTTGAAGCTGGATGGCGTGAACGCACCAGACTACAAGAGCCCGGCAGACAGTCAGCACATCGCTCACGCCATACGCAGCCAGCTTCACATGTGGGCCCCTACCGAACTGCGACCCGGGGCTGTCCCCTTATTCCGCGTTCCTGGAATGTTCCACTGCGCCTACATGATCAACGCCGGCGAGTTCATTCATACCTGGGAGCGCTCGGGCGGCGTCTGCATTGAACCTCTTTCAAATTGGACATCAAGGCTGGTAGGAATCTATGAATACACTGGTGACTGACTTTTCTCGCACGGCCACGCTGATTGAGGTTTTCAACCCGTTTGACGTATCCGACCAGCGCCGCGAGATTGTGCCCCTTAGGGATGGCGTTAAAATCTTGGACATGGTGCCCGCTGACAAGACGCACTTGGCTGTGTCGATTAACGGCGAGCTACTGGAAAGGGAAGACTGGGACGTTCGCGCCGTTTTAGAAGGCGACTACGTGGTGCTGTGTCCGGTGCCTGCAGGCGGGGGCGGGGGTAAAAATGTACTGCGTATGGTGGCGCTGATTGCCATAGCCATTGTGGCGCCATATGCAGCGGTGGGGATGGGTGGCGCCGTCATGGGCAGCGTAGGCGCGTTGAGCACTATTGGCATGGTTACCACTGCGGCCATCACCATTGCAGGCTCCATGATGGTCAACGCGCTGCTGCCGATTGACCAGTCGCTGCCAGGCGGTCAGAGCCTGACAAACGATTCCCCAAGCTACGGCATCGACGGCGCCAAAAACACCTCGCGAGAGGGCATACCGGTCCCAGTGGTTTACGGTCGTTACCGCGTTGCCGGCAATCTGATCAACGTGTTCACTCGAAATGTGAATGGCGGCGAGACGCAGGATTTGTACTCACTGTACGCTCTGTCGGAGGGCCCCGTTGGTGCCATACTGACGGGCACCATTCTGGTCAACGATCAGCCCATCGAGAACTTCTCGGAGGTTTACACAGAAGTTCGTCTGGGCGAAGCGACGCAGCCACTGATTGACTGGTTTGACGATGTGATCGTACCCGAGCAAGTGGGCGTCACACTGTCTACGAGCTTTCACACCTACACCACTAAAACCGCCATAGATCGCTTTCGCCTGGATATTGTCGCGCCCCAAGGCTGGCGTAAAATTGATGACAAGGGGGTCAGTCAATCAATCACTCAGTACATGACGGTTCAATACCGCAAGGACGGCACCAGCACTTGGTACGACATCAAGACCAATGACAACCAAAGCGGTAGCTCGATTCAGTTCGTCTACACCCATGATTACAATGGGGTCAAGTACAGCACTGCGCAGACTTCGCTTTCCCTGCGCAATCAAACCTACAACGACGGAACAGGTCGGCTGTACGTCAACCAGCAAACGGGAACCACCGGCTGGAAAGACTCAAGCTCGATCTCCGTGCGCAAAGTTACGGTTGGCTACTCCCAGTCCGTTCCAACCTTCACGCTGGGCGCGAAAATCAGCGCCAAAAAAACCTCACCGTACCGCATGTCGTTTGAATCCACTTCGCTGATTGGTGGTCGCGGTATCTACCATATTCGGGTGAAGCGAAACACTGCAGAGTCCAGCGACGCTCAGACAATCGATACCCTGGCTTGGGTCGATCTCAACGAGATTCAACTGCAGGACGTAAGGTACAAATACACCGCGCTACTGGGTGTGAAGATTCGACTGACCGACCAGCTCAACTCCGGGCCGAACATCACCGTTGAAGTGGAGGGTCGTCAAGTACGCCAGCCGCTCAACAACTACGAAGTGGGCTTCACCTGGGTAAATCGCACCAGCGCTAACCCGGCCTGGGTTGCGCTGGATATGATGACCAGCGAGCGCTACGGCGCCAAGTACAGCGATGATCGGGTGGATATGTTCAGTCTGCTGCAGTGGGCAGCCTATTGCGACACTCGGAATCTGGAGTTCAACGGCATCTTTGACGCCGATATGAACTTCTGGGACGCGATGACCCACGTCTTCCGCTGCGGTCACGCCAAGCCGGTACCGCAAGGCATGAAGATGGGGTTTGCGATTGAGCGCAGTGACAATCCGGTCATGATGTTCAATGTGTCCAACATCAAGCGCGGCTCGTTTGCGATCAACTGGCTGCCGATGTCCGATCGCGCCAATGAGATCGAAGCGTCCTACTACCCTGCGGATAACAACTTTAAACAGGCTTCGATTAAGATTGTCGACTCCAAAGCGCAAGAGGGCACCGTGCCGCGCGTCGCTCGTCTTAATCTGATCGGCGTCACCAATTCCGAGCAGGCCCGGCGCGAATCTCAGCTGCTGCTGAACATGAACCGCTACATTCAGCAGACGGCAACCTGGGATGCTGCTATCGAGGCCATCGCCTGCAAGGTGGGCGATCTGGTTCTGGTGCAGCACGACATCCCCAAGTGGAGCTTCGGCGGCAGAACGGAGGCAGGGTCCTCCAGAAGCGGCATAAAGCTGGACCGCGAAGTCACCATAGAAGCTGGCAAGAATTACGAAATTCTGCTGAACTTTGACCACCTGCTGGTGAGCCAGGGTCAGGTCGTATCAAAGATCAACGATTACAACCTGTACATCAGCGAGACGGTGTACCGTCAAACCGGCGCGCACCGGATTTTCATCGGGGGTAATGAGTACGGCGTAAAATCCATCTTCTCAGCCCCATCTGGCTTTGGTGTCACCACCGAAGAGCCAATGATCGGCGTGGCAGCCGGCGACAGCTACGACCTGTTCCGGCTCGATGCGCTGGAAAGTCGAGCGGTGATGAATATACCCGGAACCTCATCAACGCTGGTCTTGTCCGACGCCATGCCGGAGGCCCCGGGCGTCTACGTCAAGTGGTTGTTTGGCCCTACCGAAGTCAAAGCCAAGCCGTTCCGCATTCTCAGCATTTCAGGCTCCGACGTAACCGAGCGCTCAATCACAGCGCTTGAGTACTGGGACGAGGTGTTCACCGATAACTCGATTACGTCAGAGCCGCCGATCTACATCGTCACGCCAGGTCTGCAGAACATTACCAACCTTACGGCGGTGCAGGTGCTGGAAATCAAAGGCACCACGGCCGTGCCGATTATCCGCCTGGAGTGGACGGCGCCGGACAGCTACCGTGGTGCAGACATTTTTGTCCAGCGCGGCGACAGTGGCTCCACCTATGCCGGATCGGTGCAAGACGGCGGAGTGGTGTTCGAGTTCACCGACCTGATCGTCGGTGAAACTCTGACCTTCCGTGTGGCGGCTACCAACAACGTAGGCAGCCGAGTACCCGTCAGTAAGGCGCCACAAGTCACAATCGAGGTCACCGCCTCTGGTTCTGTTCTCCCGCCACCCAGCGACGTGATCTGCCGGTATTCCAGTCAGGGCATTCGACTCGACTTTAACAACCCCGAAGCGCCCAACTACCTTGAGACGGAACTGTTTCATGGAACGGTGAATAACACCGGCCAAGCCACCAGAGTAATGCGCGGCGCCCAGGAGTTCTTCATTCACGGTCTGCCCAACTATGGCCCGAACTTCTACTGGCTGCGCTCGGTAAACACCGACAAGACGCCCAGCGTCTTCACTGCGGCGTTTTCCCCAGAGCCCCTGGCACAAGTGGCTAACTTGCGCTTGAAAAGTCCGTTCATCGGGAACGCTGCTGAGATCACCTGGGACGCAATTACAGGTGCAGTCGCGTATCAGGTAGAAGTGCGCACGAAAACGCTGCTCAGACGCACACAGCGGGTGCCTGCGAACGAATACAGCTACGCGATACAAGACGCTATCGCAGACGGTGACGTAGACCGTAATATTGAGTTTACCGTGTTGGCGATCAGCGCCGACGAAAAGCAATCACCGAGTAGAACGTTGGCGGTCACCAACCCAGCACCGGCCCTGCCGAGCGATCTGAGTGTGTTCGCAGGCTTCATGATGGTGACCCTGGAGTTTACGCCGCCGAGTGACCCGGATTATCTGGACACCGTGATCTGGGTCGGCACGGTTACCAACTTTACCCCGAGCGACACCAACCAGGTGGCGGCCATTGCCGGTGGCCCGATCGTCATTACTAATCTGGAAGGCAAAACCGACTACTACATGCGTCTGACCAGCCGTGACGCCTGGGGCTTTGGCTCAACCTCGGCCGAGTACAACGTTCGCACTATGGACATTTCGGAGTTCACCGGTTTGTCACCCTGGGCCTACGTCACCGACGCGGATCGGCAGTTCATCGAAGACAATCTTGAAAACGACGCCATCCCCAGTGAAAAGATCATCAGCATCACGGCGTCGCGGATTACCACCGGTACCCTGGCCGCCACCGAAAAGATCAGCGTAGAGGGTCAGGTGGAGTCGGTTGCCGGCTCGATGGTCGTCACCATGGGACCAAAGCTGATCGACAGCAAAGTGGCACTGTTCAGCATCATGAACGGCACCACGCCGCTGGTGCGCTTCAACGAGGACGGCACCAACGAATACCGAGGCACCATCGTCATTACGGGTGGCACCGGGTACGCCAACCTGACCGATCGGCCCAAGCGTTTGGCCGATCTCAGCGCCGAAGACGATTTGCGATTGATCGACACCGAGACCAAGGCGCAGGAAGCTTTTGACTCGATAGACATTACAGACTACGCCGACCCTCGCATCGCCAACGCCATATCGGCCGGCGGCATACTCTCGGTAAAATCGCCAGGCGGCGGTCAGGTCGACTTAGGAAGCGCGAATCTAACCGGTGCCATAAAAATAACGCTGCCGCAGTCGTGGACCTCCACGATGATGTATTTTTCAGTGGACGTTCTGGATCAAGCCGGCGACACATCCTTCACTTTGCAATTAGGGGGCTACAACGCAGGCAGTGACGGGGGTGGCAGCACCGGTAGCGATCGCTGGCAGCAATTAGGCACCTACGGCCCAAACTCTGGCTCCGCAAGCGGTAACTGGCTCAATGCGTCGGCTCGCCTGCTGGGTTCCATCAATTCGGACAACACCGTGCGCTTTGGTCACGACGGCAGTAAGTGCTGCATCTTTATTGGCGAAGTTAACAGCACCTGGCAAAACGCCAAGGTCGTTGTGCGAGACTTCCAAGCGGGTCACAGCAACTTTGATCTGGCTCAATGGAGCAGCGACTGGGCCATTAATTTGGCGACTGTCTTACCCGAAAATATCGACGCGATTATCTCCGACGCTCTGCTGGACGCCAAATCCATCAAAGGGCAGGGCGTATTGGCGACAGAGGATGCGGTGGAGTGGGAAACTCAGGTGGTCGGCGCGGGTCGCCCATCGAGCAACGCCGATGTCACAAACTACGCCGACAAGCGAGTGGCGAACGCCATTTTGGCGAACGATATTTTGACGGTCAGAGCACCAGATGGCGGTCAAATATCGCTGCCCGGTGCGGACCTGCCCGGTGCGATCAAGGTGACCCTGCCTCAGTCGTGGACCGGCACCATGATGTATTTCACCATGGACGTGTACAACTACCAAACAGACACCTCATTCACTCTTCAGTTAGGCGGACACAACGCCGCAAGCGGTCAGTGGATTTACGCGTCGGCTCGTCTGCTGGGTTCTATCGCGTCCAACAACACCGTGCGCTTTGGTCACGACGGCAGTAAGTGCTGCATCTTTATTGGCGAAGTTAACAGCGTCTGGGACAACCTCAAAATAACGATTCGAGACTTCCAGGCCGGCGCTAGCAACTTCGCGCTGTCTCAGTGGGACGCTGGCTGGTCTATCGGTCTGGTTACAACGCTGCCCGTTAACATAGACGCCACGATTACCGACGCGTTGTTGGACGCTCGCTCGATTAAGGGGCAGGGCGTTCTTGCCACCGAAGACGCCGTGGATTGGGCAACGCAGGTGACGGGCTCCGGGCGACCTGCTAATGGCGCGACTGTGGGGGCTGATTGGAATAGCACACTGTCTGGCATTCCCGATCGTATCAAAGACAGCGCAAGTGTGGGTCTGAATCTGACCAGCGAATACCTGGGCTATTACGACGGCACGGCGTTTCGCAGCTACATTCAGAGTGACGGTAGCTTTCACTTTGGCAGCTCGGCGAACAACTTCATTGATTACAACGGCACTAGTCTGGTCATCAACACGCCTAATTTCGCTGTAGATGCGCTCGGTAATGCCAGTTTTAGCGGAAATTTAAGTGGCAGCACCATCGATGCAGGGGCAATCACTACCGGCACAATCAATGTGGCTCGCTTGGCTAATATTGACTCGGCACAGATTGCCGATGCGGCAATTATCAGCGCCAAAATTGGTAATTTGGCGGTTACTGCCGCTAAAATTAAGGACGCATCAATAGGGAGTGCAAAGCTGGGTGGGGTGCTTGAGTCTGATGATTATACCCCAAGTGGAGGTGCGTCAGGCTGGCAAATTCTCAAATCTGGCGCCGCTACTTTTAATAATCTAAGCGCAAGAGGCGAAATTTCAGGCTCATTGATAACAGGTAGCACTATTCGAGGATCGGTTATTGAGGGTACTGCTTTTGTCGCTGCTACCGAAGCCGGAAGTCCCTACGTCGGACTTACTTCAAATTTGAGCTGGAGCAGTTCGCTGGGTTCGGTAGCGAACAACCAAGACCGCTACTTTAGCTATATTGATATTGCCAGCTACAACGCAACGCCTACAGATAATTATCGCCGATTCCGGCGGAGAATTGTGAATGCCAGCGCTTCCCTTGTTCCTTCGCGTAGCGACTACAACGTTTCAATTCGGTTTTTAGTTTATAACGGGACAACCTTGGTTATAGATACAGGCAATCGCTTAATGAGTGCCGTCCCTGTAAGCGGCGCAGGCTGGTCTATGACGAAATCAACGGTGGCTTATGAGTCCTGCACTACTGACGCTTGTGCGGGAACTTACTGTACGACTGAATATACGACAACAGGGATTCGATTTAATTTGGTTAATTACAGCTTTACCGGAAGCAGTCAATTACGGATACGCTTTATTATAGGAAGCAGCAACCAATACGTGTCTTTTTCAGGGTCTGCAACGGCAACCGCCTATAACGACTATTGAGGTGTTCTAATGAAATACAATATGCTATACCCAGGCCAGCTTTCAAATAAAGAAGTTGTGCTGGTTAGCGGTGGAATTGCTGGCGTTTTGATTTCAAGAGCGTGTTTTGCGTTAGCCGAAGGCATACGATCTGAGGGTTTGACGGTTAGCGTTATATCGTCGGGGCTCGTTGAAAGTTATTCTCTAGCAGATCAAACCGGCGACCCTGCGGATTGGGATTATAGCGCCGATGTAATTTTGATAGACGCTGGAGAGTATCTAGGAGGGGATCGGTTCAGATACGTTCTTCCACCTAGCGTCCAAATAAGTAGAACTGTATTTTTCACCAAAGCAGCCGAAAGAGCGATTGCTCACTATGTTCCCACGGCGAGCGAAGAAGCATATTGTCAAGAGGTTACTGAGTACTTAGAGCAGTACCTTCCGAAACCGGTGACACTTGCAAAACCTTCGTTACTATCCATGATTGGCGCCGAAAAGCTGCTTTCACAAAACAATACTGAAATGCTTGATATTTTATTATCAGGGATGCGACCTTCGGTAAGTGATTTAGATGCTCGCGCGACCATTGCAAGTCAAGCTTTTCTTGAACAAGCACCCAAATTGAAAAGGAGATTATGGTGAGTATTTCCTGGATGGCTTTAGACGCTCTTAGGTTGCCAGTCATGAGTAAGTACCGAGGCAGCGACGACTTTGAAGCGTTAGCCGCTATTTCTACTTTTACAGGTACTGTCGCATTCGATTTATCAGGCACTCTTGTCTGGCCATTTGGGCAAAATCTTGTCAGTGATTTCAGCGTTGCTATGCCCGCTGAGACGCCTTCTGACGTGATGGATACCGTTGCTCAAAAGCTTTGGCTAAGCAACGCTGAAATCATGGTGCAGTGCGCCGGCGACATTGACTCGGTGGCGGTCTTAGCGGCCATCTGTAAAAACGCACCCGATCTGTCAAAGATCACGGTGCGTTACACCAAGGCGGGAGTAGCGAGATACCCGGCGCTGTTCAATATTTTTCTGCCGAACCTAGGCGTCAACTTGGAAAATCGAGATGGCTTGCCGCTGGTGGGTAACTCTACGACTGCTTACGTAGACGGCCGCTCCGGTGATGACTGGCAAGCCGGTTACTTGAGATCGCAATTATCAAACCACAGAGAACTTCTTGAATCCGGCACCTTGGCTCAGGCCATTGAGCTAGTAGTAGCGAAAAGCTTTCAATCACTAGAATATGCCGAGGCTTCAAGACGGGGGTTGGCGCGTTTCATAGAAAACTCTCCAATGCCAATTGACACGCCGTGGTCTTTTTTCGTTGCGTTGTATCGCTTCTGCGTGACTCAAAGCGATAGCTTGAACGGCGTGATCATGGAAGAGAATAACTTGAACGCTTTTACCTCTCGTAGAGCGTTTTACGACGACCCTGTTTTTAATGCAGCCTCTTACCACATTGCGGGACGCGGGATTTTGGCTTTAGGGGACGACTCTCTTGAGTTACGCCAGTATTGTCTTAGCTATTTTGGCGACACCGAGTGGTTTGAAAATGAAAGACCTGTTGGCACTTATTATATTTATCGCCTGGGTAAATTTGGCTCGCACTGGCTGGATGACCAGGGCAATGCACGAATCTACAGCGAGCTTTCGTTTTTCGCAAAGCCATCCACTGAGTCCAATATAAACCACTGGCGTGAACTGCATAAGCGCTCACCGGTTGTCACCAGCTTTGGTCTGTTTGATGCCGACAACGACGCCGACAAGAATTTCGAGGAAATGATCGAGTTCTTTGACGGCCTGCCGACGCTAATCGATGGCAAGCTGACCTGGAAGCTGGCTGACAACAGCTTCCTGCCGCTTACTAAGATCGAGCTTACTCAGGTGTACAGCGAGATAGGGCAGGCCCGGGCGGGTCGCGGTGCGCTGCTGCACGTTAAGGCTGAGCAGTTCAAGCAAATGAATCCAAGACCTTTGATGTCCGAGCTGTCGAGCATTGATTTTTGGCTGTCGCCTTCGTAACGCTTGGCTTACTGACAACTAAGTAAGAATTGGTTATAATTCACGCTCTTCTTCGCAAGCGATCGCCGGAGTTTCATTTATGAGTTTGGATAATTGTTGTGCATCAACAGGGGAGCTTCGCAGGGTGGTCGAAGAAGTTGCAGAAAAAGCGGCAAATTCCGCCGCCGAAAAAATGCGCCTCCAGGTTCAATTGGATTTAATGGACATGGAGCGGCGTCTGTCTGCCGACCTGGCTCACACTGTTGAAGAAAAAATTAACCGCGCTCTAGGCATGACGCCGCAAGAGCACATTATTCAACACGACCAGATGCGTCGCACCAACGACTTCTTTGGAGGCGTCCAAACCGACTTCTGGAAGAAGATTATTCTGGTTTTAGCTTTTGGCGCCATCGCCTTTATTGGCGGCTACGCAGTCGATTACAGAGTGACCAAGGCGGTAAAAAGCGACCAGGCAATCACCAGGGACGAGTACAGCTACCCCAAGAAGGACGCCAGTTATGCGCCTAACCAGTAACTTCTCTTTTTCCGAGTTTGTCTTTTCCGAAACCGCCTTGCGTCTGGGCATTCCAAACATACCACCGATCGAGTGCCGCCTAGACATCCTTCGGTTAGCCAGGTGGCTGCAAACACTTCGTAACCGTCTGAGTAAAAAATACAACCGCGACATCCCCATTAGCGTCACCTCCGGGTACCGATCACCAAGGCTGAACAAAAAAATACGCGGCTCCAAAACCTCAGATCATATGAAGGGCTTGGCCGCCGACATCAAAATTCACGGTTTTACCGTGTCTCAGGCGCAAGCACTGATCGTTGAGCTGATGGCAGACTGCCCCTACGATCAGTGCATCGATGAGTTCTCGGGCTGGATTCACATTGGCCTGGCTGAAGACGGCGAAATGCCTCGAATGCAAAACCTGATTGCGCGTAAACGCGTAAGCCGATTTGGCAAGCGATACACCGAATACCTACTCTACTGATGCTTATTAGCGCAGCCGTCTTGATGGTGCGCGCCTTAGGCATTGTGTTAGAATAAAAGCCCCAGGCGGTCAGTATTTGAATGACTGAGTCCGGTGATTATTGGAAACCCAAGTGAGGAAGTAGACATGGAAACTGTACTGAATTACATCCCTGATTTTATTCAGGTGCTGACGCTGATCGTTACCGCTGCCGCTATCATTGCATCGGCCACAAAAACGCCCAAGGATGATTCCGTGGTGAAGAGTGTCCGCGTCATGGTTGATTTTCTGGCACTGAACTTCGGCGGCGCCAAAAACAAGGACCGATAATATGAGCGCCTGGCTTGGTCCACTATTAAGCCTGCTGAGTTTTATTGCCGACCAAGTTAGGCGCCTCCAGCGTCGCAAACAGAGAGAGCAAAGGGATCGTGAGCAGCTTGAAATGCAAGATGATCCCGTTGAGTTTGGTCGCAATCATTTTAACCGGGTGCGCGACCCCTCTGATCTGCCCGACGTTACCGATGAAACCCACAACCCCCATCCTGAAAAGCTGGGAAACGAGCAGCCAGGGCGGCGTGAGTCTTAATCGGGACGATACCGAACGGTTGATGATTTACATCATTGATCTGGAAAAAACTTTAGAGAGTGAATGATATGAAGTCATTGATGATTGCACTATGCGTACTCGGACTTGCCCTGCTGGCCAACGCCACGCTCGCCGCCCCTGCTCCCGCCGCTCTGAGCTGGGAGGCTCCCGACACCCGCGAAGACGGCACCCCCTTGACTGTGGATGAGATCAAAGAGTATCTGATTTATTACACGATAGACGGGCAGACGCCGGGTGACGGCTCCCCCATTGTCGTGAATGGCACCTTAGGTAGCGAGATTGTAACACTGGAGCTGTTGCCTCGGGTCGCTCCATATGTTGTAGGGTTTGCTATATCCACCGTGGATATGGATGGACTTAAGTCTGAGCGGTCTGAAGTCGTCAGTAAAACTTTTGACGTTAACAGTACCGCCAAGCCAGGCGCACCGACAAGCTTGGAATTTAAGATGTCCTGCGGTGACGATTGTACGATTACTGAAAAAAAAACTGGAGGGTAACGGATATGTCAGTCGCCTATCTGGATAATTCAGTCGCAACCCTCTTTAATGCTACGAGTGCCAGCTACACCACTCCTTTCCCGTATGATTCGAAGACCACCGGAACCGACAGATTTTTGGTTGTCACCGTCATGCATGAGAACGGTGCAACCGGGCCCACAGCTATAACCTACGGAGGCTTAGCCCTAACGCAATCCGTCTTCTTTGAGGTGGAACCGCTCGATAATTTCTCAGAAACGGGTTATATCTGGACACTGATTGATCCACCGACTGGTATCAATGATGTTGTGATCTCCGGCGGCGCTAGCCTCGACGGCGGTGCCACAGCGGCGGTCTACACGGGCGTGAACCAGACGACGCCCATCGGTAATGTTGTGACGGCTGCCGCAATAGTAGCGCCGGATGCCACAGCGTACCCCATCGTTAAGCAAGATGACGGCAACCTGATTGTCTGGGCGTATGTCTCTGACCGTGGCGACAGAGCGATGGTTGCGGTGGCAGACAACGTGGGTTTGGTCCTCGCGAGCACCGCCCCCGGCGTAAACACCGCAGCGTCTTCCTTCGGAACAGGTTACAGGGCAATAGGCTCGGGTGAAGTGCTTGTAGGGGCAGACCGAACCGCCGGCACATTCCAATCCAACGGTATGGGGGCTCTTGAGTTAATATCAGCCGCAGGTCCCACTGCAGCCCCCACAAATGCGCCCACGATCGACACGGGTGCGTTGAGTGTGACAACCCACTCGGTATCCGCACCTTTCAGTATTAATTCTGGAGGTGGCGCTCCTGCGTCATACGAGGTCAGAATCAACGGCGGCGCATGGACGGATATCGGTCTTCCAAGTCCTCTGGTTGTCACTGTGGATGGCCTTAGCGCCAACACGGCGTATAGCGCGCCGGGGCTAGAATTACGCGGGGTTAACTCCGGCGGTCCCGGTCCCGTGTCTGCGCCCGCCACTTTCACCACCGACGCGGTTCTGGCTACGCCTGTAAATACGAGTGCCAGCAATATCCAGAGCACAAGCGTTACGCTGAATTGGAATAGAGGATAATTTAATGATACCTACGCTCAGTTCTCTCAATGCACAACCCGCTGGGTCTTTGGGTTATACCGGTAAAGTTACAACTGACGCCCCAAGTGGAACGCTTTACCATGTGCTGTCAGCCTCAGCAACCCCGCCTTCAGTTCTTCAAATGGAAGCGGGGGAAGTGGCCAGCGGTTCACCGGCTGTAGCCTCCGGGAATCAACCCGTGATTTCTGCAGGTGTTCAGACTATCTCAGGGGGTGGTCTGTCAGATCGACTGGGGTATTATCTTTTCTTCTATCACAAAGAGATTGAAGGCTCCGCTGTGACGGCGGCACCCCAATTCTTCGCCGTGGTCGGACCGAAGACCCCTTTCAATGTAACGATCATTCCGTTAACACCCAGAGTCGCTTCTGTTAATTGGAGAGTTTAAATGTCTTTCCCAACCACTACGTTTGAAGATTACACCACTGATAATAACCCACCGTGGACCAGCGTAGTTGACGGGGACAGTTTTGTTGCATCGGTAGCCGCACAGTCCTCTCGTGTCAGTTATGAAAACGCAGGGTTATCTTATAACGGTCTCCCTCTGTATCTGATTCGTGTCGGCTACCCTTCGGCACCTACTGATCAAGAGCTGAGAGAGAAAGCCGTCACTTTTCACATAGCCGAGCAACACGGAAACGAGCCTTGCGGGCGGGACGCGCTGTTCAGTTATCTCCGCGATCTGGCGTTCTCCACTGATCCTGCGGTTCAAGCCTACCTGTCAGAACACCCAATTTTGATGGTGCCTACGGCGAACCCGGACAATATGGATATCATACGCGGCAACGGCTCCGGCGCTGACATCAACAGAACATGGGACAGGCTCAATGCTCCTGAATCCAGAGTTCTCAGTGATATCATCGGGAAATTTTCTCCCGTAATTGTAACTGACTGGCACAATTTGGGAGGTTCCGCGGACGATTACTACACTTTCTACTGCAGCACCCCCTCTGTTGCTCCCGAGATCAGTGCGCTGTCTATTGAGCTTAAACAGGCGGCAGACGCCTCTGTGATAAGTGAAGGCTTTACTGCGGTGGATTTCAGCGGCGGCGACACCTTAGATTTGGCTCGAAACGCCATAGGCTTGACCAATGCAGTGACATTGTTGGTGGAGCCTGCGCAGAACGGTGATCGCAAGAATGAAGTTCGTGGTGCCATCATCATGCTCAGAGGAATCGAGGCATGGCACTCCGCAAACGCCGCCAGAATTTTAAGCGGTGTGGCCACGGCGAAACTGTCGGCGATCACGGAAGGCGCTGCAGGCACCGCGATAATCGATCCGCCGACACCGGAAGGAATAATCGGCTATGAAGCTTCCGCCGATCAAATCACATCAAGCGGTGCAAAACTGGCCTTGCGTAATATCAGCTACTACCCTATCTACAATAGTACTGAGTTCTACATACCGGCGGCACAGGCAAGCAGGCGAGTGATAGCCCTTGCCATGTTAGACCTGTATCAAGGCGGCGGCGGATCGAGGGTGACTGTCGCACCGCGCGTGGAGGCTCAGCCTAATGTCTACAATTTGCGACTGGTTGAGCCCGGCACCGGCACTCTTGCGGATTTCAAGCCGGCACTACCCGCTGCAGACCTCACTCTGTACAATCTAGCCCCATACACACAGTACGATCTCAGCATCCAGACGCAAGAGGCCGGTAACTTCTCAGATTGGTCAGCAACCACTTCATTCGATACCACAATTGCTTATAATCTCGAATGGCGAGACACCGCCACGCAAACGACAACCTTGGTCACGGGTATCACCGATCTTTTCTACGATTTGTCGGGACTGACACCTGCGACGGATTACGAGTTCAGGGTAAAGGAAGTGGCGGGGGGGAATGAGTCTGCTTTTTCTTCTTGGACGACTGTGACCACTACCAGTGCTGCGGCGATCCCCCAGGGCATCTGGACCATTGGCAGCATAACCAAGGACCAAAGCAGCGCCAACCTGACGCCTGTTTACAGCGGTAGCGACGCCACAAGCTTTGAGTACACGCTGAACGGCACAAGCTGGACAACGTTTACAAGTAGCATTTCACTCACCGGTTTGACCGCTAACACTCAGTATCCAGATGCTGCGGTAAGAGCCGTCAACGCGGTCGGTAACGGAGCAAGCAAGTCGTTTGCGTTTCAAACCGATGCGCCCGACGTCACTTCTCTTCAGATGCAGCTTACTGGCATCCCTAACGGCAATCACGAGACTGTGGTTCTGAATACCAGCACTCAGACCGTACTCTACTGGGGCACCGCCGTATGGAGTGGTGGCGCGGGCTCTCTGGAGATAGCGGCAGCTTCCGGCACCAACGTGCATTACTACGCAATAGGAGCCACTAAGGGAGGGTTGCAGAGAGGCACCATTCTATGAACCTCGGAGAGTATGGTGAGCTTGGGCGGTACGAAAGTTCGGCAAAAACGGCCAGCTTTGATATTTCCGAGTCGGCGCACATTGGCAGTTCTGCTCGCGGCGTGAAAGTAGCTCGATACAGCGCCTCAGAGCGCGTCTATGTTGACCCCTATGCCAACGTAGTCAAGCAGATCAATCACGCCGTCAGCAGTGCCGCAGGGGTCGCGCAGAGTGTAAATTTTGCCAAGCTGTCCGCGATGACCGCTCATTCTGCGGTGTTAGTCGAGGCGACCCTTGATTGGACCCGATTAAGTGCCTGGGGGATTGCGCAAAGTCTCGGCGCTGATCACGCCATTGAGTGGGTCAGATTCACCCGGTACGCCATTGATGAGCAGAGTTACGCCCGCGTCAGGGCGTTCATGGGCGAAGAATACAAGGTCGCCTCGATTTACATGTCGACGAGTAACATTGAAAAAGTCATTTTTCTGCCGAGTACAAGACTTGAACGATTTACAACCATGCCGACACCGAGTCAAGGGGGACAAGCCGTGATTGAACTGAAGCAGGCCAGCTGGTATCAGCTGGTTTTTCCCATCGAAATTGAAAACCAGGCGGTAACTGCAATTACGGACGCCAAGTTGGTTCTGTATCGCGGCACTTCGCCGGAGCTGACACTGACGCTTGGCACGGAGATGACCTTCGTTGGCGGTAAAATCTACGCCAAGATCGACGAAACTCAAACCATTCTGTTGCTGGGCGAATACAGCTACGAATTGTGGATTGTGGACTTACAGAATAACCCGGTGTTTGTCAGCTCCGACTACATCAAGTTTTTACCCACCAAGACGAGGTTTTAAGACATGGCGTTATCCACTATTGCATTGAACGAGGCGTGTGACGCGGTTGGTGTAGACACCATCAAGCTCCACTCTGGCGATCCGACTTCCTCGGGCACCGAAAATGAGATTGCCGACACCTCTACGGCTGTTTCGCTGGGTGCGGCCTCAGTCGGTATTCGCATCATGGGCTCGGGGGTGGACATCAACGTGCCGCCTGGCACCGTGTCTCACTACTCACTGTGGCAGGGGACCGTGCTTAAGGCGAAAGACGCCTTTCCGATTGCCGAGGTTTACGCCGCAGCGGGCGTGGCCAAGATCAACTCAGCCACACTGACCATCAGCAACATGGTTTAATCGTATTACTTAGCTGTGAGTTAGAGAGGCTGCCCAAGTCTCTCACTCTAAATCTGCCATCGGGGTAGCACATGAGCAAAGGTAAAAGTCGTCAGGCCCGCAGTGATCGTCGTGGAAGCCGTCAGCAGCCATTCCAGGAGCCGAACTACGAAGCCGCATTTGAGGACATTTCCGAAGTTGTAAAGCCAAGAAAAAGCAAGCCACTGGAGGCCAAGAACGAAGCCCAGGGCCAGTTAATCAGTAACATTCTTGGCAAAGACATCACCTTTGCCACCGGGCCGGCCGGCACCGGCAAGACCTACATCACCGCTACTCTCGCTTTGGAGGCGCTGCTGTCCAAGCGCATCAACAAGATTCTAATCACCCGACCGATGCAAGCCTGCGGCGAAGACATGGGCCACCTGCCGGGTGAAATCGAAGACAAGTACGCGCCCTGGGTGCGCCCGGTTCTCGACGTGTTTCGCGATCACATGACAGAGGGCGCATTAACGTATGCGTTAAAAAATAAGAAGATTGAGTTCTGCCCGTTGCAGTTTATGCGCGGCTCTTCCTTCAAACACACCTGGGCAATTCTGGACGAAGCGCAGAACATCACGCCGGAACAGATGAAAATGTTCCTCACGCGCATCGGGGAAGGCAGCAAGCTGATCGTCAGTGGCGACATTCGTCAGAGCGATCTGAAAGACGGACGCGGCGTGTACCATTTGTCGGGTCTTCAGGACGCTGTGAGCAGACTGCACACGGTTCCGGAGATCGGCATGGTGCATTTCACCCGCGAGGACATCGTGCGACACGGTCTGGTGCGTAAGATTCTGGACAAGTACGAAGACTAGGTTCCGGTAGTCTCCGAAAGGCTTGGGCTTTTTTGACTCCCTGTATAATGATTTAAAGATTAAAGATAAAGATTAAAGATAAAGACAGGGAAGCAAAAACGCCCAAACCTTTTGGTTAAGCGGTAACCACCGGAAGATGACGTATTTGTCTTGCGTGGACTCGAATGTCGTGTGTACCATGCTCTTACCGATTAGTAAGAATATAGGGCAAAATTATGAGTAGTGTGGGTCTAGCACTGCGTCCGGAGCGATACGACGCTCTCACAGTAGAAAACATTCCGCCCAAGTATTGGAGTGCGGAGTCCGAGCTTTACCAGAGCAAGTGGTGGGATTACCGGATCATGCACCCGATGCAAGCCACCTACCATTTTGTGGATGCTTACAAGCGAGCGTACAAGGCCGCTTACGCCCGGCGCTCAGATAGCGAAGGGGCCAAGTGGCTGCGAGTGTTCGCCAAAGAAGACTTTCTGGAAGGCGCCTCTTCAACACGCACCGCGTTGTGGCTTGCACGTCAGCAGGCTGATGAGATCGGCTGCGGCTACGACTTCTTTTGCACTCGCGCGATGCACTACGCCGAGCGTCGCGACTGGACGATGCTGCCCCGGCCCCAAGCTATGTACTCAAACAAGTCGATGTTCGCAGACGATCTGACCATCGCCCAGCACGTTGAGCGTTTGTGGCAGCAAAAGTGCGGCACTGAAATCATGTACTCCACCAACGAGTTCTACAGGGTCGAGCATTTCGTCAACAACATCCATCAGCGTCAGCACCAGCGGATGCTGCTGGACTACATTGTGAAAACGCCGAACAAGGTGCTTATGCTTTCGACGTTTATCTATGAGCAGCGCCTGCTGGACGAGGCCCTGGTGGAGACTGCATTGCCTAACGGCAGTGCGCTGATCGAACGCGCGCGCGCACTGTTTGTATGACATACTTAGTAACAAGTAAGAAACACACCGGAGCAATAAAATGACAGAGCTAAAGTCCAGCGCAAAAGTGATGAACATCATCAGAGGCTCAGCAGAACCACAGGCAAGGTATTTTCCAGAGGCGAAGGGTCACGAAAAGATTCTCGCCACCTGCAAGAAGCACAGTGCCGAAGTGTTCATCAAGATGATGGACGGCGAAGTTCTGAGCGGCGAGATCACCCAGTTCGATCGCTGGACAATCACGATCAAGCTACAAAGTGGAAATCGCAGAACTGTATTTAAGCATGCCATGCAGTATTTCGAAGGAAAGCAGTAACACCATGGCCACAACATCAGCAGCAACAGAAGCGTCCATCATCGAAGACATCGGCAGACACCTGATGCCGGATGCCCCCGAAAGCTCTACACCTGAAGAAGAGCCTGCAGCAGCCATCGTCCAATACGACTTCGAAGGCGACTTTCAAGAGCGTATTGTCGCCTTGATGATGCGCGACCCGAAGTTCATGCGCCGGACGGAGGGCTTGATACTGCCCCAATACATGGACTCGGAAGCGATGAGCTTTTTGGTGGACGTCACCAACAGCTACTTCGAGAAGTACCGGCGCATCCCGCGCGGTAAGGCGATTGTTTCTGAATTGTTCAAAGACGCTTTTTCAACCAAACGCATTCGCGACGAACTAAAGCGTGAGATCATCACGACCTACAAAAGCATCAACAAGGTAACGCTTGAGGATGGGGACTTCATAGCGGACAAGGTGGGGGAGTTCTCACGGCGGCAGGCGGTCATACAGGCGTACTTTCGCTCGCAGTCACTGATTGACAAGGGCGATCTGGACGGCGCTCAGAAGCTCATGAAGAAGGCGTTCGACACAGGCACCTTGGATAACTTCGAAGAGATCGATTACTGGAACGACATTGAGGCCCGAACCCAGTACCGAAAGGATAAGGTAGCGGGTCTGATCAAGCCCTCCGGTATCACCACCGGCATACCTCGACTGGACAAGATGCTCTATCACAAGGGCTGGGGTCGCAAGGAGCTGTCGTGCCTCATGGGTGGCGCGAAGAAGGGCAAGTCTATGGGACTGGGTTTCTTCGCGGTGAACGCGTCTAAAGCGGGTTACAATGTGTTGTACATCACCATGGAAGTGGCCGGGGATATCATCGCGGATCGAAACGATGCGAACGTCTCCGGCACCGACATGGACGATCTCGACGCCAAGATGCACTCAGTGAGCAGCGCCGTCCAAGACGAAAGAGCCAGAGCCGGTCGCGGTGAGCTGCGCATTGTGAGCTACCCCGCAGGCACTCTAACCCCTTCTGGATTGCGCAGAATCATCGAGCGCTACCGCGCAGACGGCATCGTGTTTGACATGATCGTGCCCGACTACGCTGACATCATGGCGCCAGATCACTACGTGGACAACGCCCAGGAGAACAGCAAGCAGGTGTGGCTGGGTTTGCGCGCCATTGCTCACGAAGAAGATTGCGCCATGTTGACTGCGACTCAGACCAATCGCGACGGCTTCAAGAAGGACACCGCACGAGCAGAGGACGCCGCCGAAGACTTCAACAAGGTGCGCATTGCCGACTTGATCATGTCGATCAACCGCAGCGACGATGAAAAAGCATCAGGCGAAGCACGACTGTTTCTCGCAGCGTCTCGGAACCAGGCGGGTGAACTGACCATCAAAATCACACAGGACTTGAGCAAGATGCAATTCATCAAAGGTGTCACTGGCTTCTCATAGGGCAACGTATGAAAATATTGGGTTGGGTTATTGCGTATTGGGGGGTCTGGGTCACCCTGGGCTCTTTCGTTTTAATGGTTCGATTTCAACCATGGTGCGAAGAGTGGCAGCTGCTGCGCGACGCCACCTTGATTGAAAAACTGCAAGGCGCTTGGGACTTTCTGGCTCATGTCACGTTTTGGCCGCGCGAGTACCGCGATCAGGAGTTCATGGAACTGTTCAGCGACGACGACGATCAGGACACATACGATGATGACGAAGACGAAAAGTAACAGCCCAGGCTCGGACGAACTGACCGAGCTGTTGGAAATGACAGACCCGGAGGACTTTTTAGACTGGCTAGGTGTGGATTTTCTGGTCACCAGAGGACGCTCCGGCGTCCAGCTCAACATCAAGGAATGCCCACGCTGCGGCGGTCGCGACCGCAAGGTGTATCTGAACGCAGAGACGGGTCTGGGCAATTGCTTTCACGGCACATGCGTGGATAACCCGGGCTTCAATCTGTTCTCCTTCTCGAAGGCGTTCTTTGGTGACAGCGCCAAAGAAGCGATTGCGCAATTAAAGCAGTACGCCAGTACCGTTGGCTGGAAGCCTAAAAAGCCTAAGCCCCTTAGTGTTGACGTTAGTAGTCAAGACGGCGTGATACTGCCTGAAAGCCAGGCGCTGCCGATTGATGGCAAAAACCTGGCTTACCTGCAAGCGCGGGGAATAACCGGTGAGCTGGTGGAGAAGCTGGGTTGGCGTCATTGCAAAAGCGGTCACTTCGTCTACACCCGGCCCGACGGCAACAGCGGTAAGCAGGACTACAGCAATCGAGTGATCATTCCGGTGTTTGACCTGGAGGGCAAGATACGCACGTTCCAGGGCCGGGACACCACCGGCACCGCCGAGAACAAGTATTTGTTCCCACCCGGTCTTGCCGGCACCGGTCAGTTTCTCTACAACGCGCACAACGCCATCAACGCGCAGACGATTGTGCTCTGTGAAGGTGCGTTTGACGTGGCTTCTACGCTGTCTGCGGTGAGCGACGATCATACTCAGAGCATCGGCGTCGTGGGCACCTTCGGTAAGCGGGTGTCGATGTCGGAGCAGGGCAGTGACGATCAGCTGAGCCAGCTGTACGCACTGAGAGAAGCCGGCGCACGGCGCTTTGTGTTTTTGTGGGACGGTGAGTTTGCGGCGCTGGACGATGCGTGTAAGGAAGCGCAGCAGCTGCGCCGTTACGGCTTTGACACGTACATCGGCGTGCTACCGGAAGACAAAGACCCCAACGAGGTATCGGCATCGGTGATTCGCGCAGCCATCACCAACGCGACGCCTGCGACACCCATGAAGGTCAACGCATTGCGAATGCAGCTGCGCAGCGCCCGCTCGTGAACACCCGCACGCAGCGCTTTATACTGTGTGCATATCAAGAAAACGAGTAACAATTATGAAGATCGAGGCACTGATCGAGTCGCTAAGGTTTACATCGGGAACAAGCGATAAAGGCTATGCAATGATTCGCCTGACGTTGGGCGTAGGTGACAGCGCCGTTCAGGAGCTAATGAAGGTACACGGTCGAATCACCAGCCCGGCCGTAGTCCGGTTCGAACGGGGTAATTTGGAAAAGATATGGAACGACACGATTGCGGACAAAACCAGATACTACAGGCGGCTGAGCCCTCCAACCACTTATCAAACGGAACTTAGAGAAGCCAGCCCGGGTTTTTTCGAATCTATGTCAAAGTGGTTGTGCATGATTATGGAAAGACACGGTGAGTGGGCCGACGTGTCAGACAACTTTCAAAAGAAATTGGTCATCAGTTTGAAAGAGATGGCCCTGCCAAAGCTGGAAGATACGGACGTAGAGGATTTGTTTCTGACGGTCAAGCAGCGAGGGGAAAAGCGACAACAAGAAATGAAACAGAGCCAAGAACTCCAAAGCCTAAGCAATTGGGGTGTTTTTTAAATCAACATCATACTTAGCAGGAAGTAATCATGACCGCAGAACACATCGAAGTGCGACCACCGCAAGCGAGCAGAGCGGGTAAAAATCGCTACTACATCACCTGCGACAAAGTGGGTCACTCGCGACACTACGGCATCTGCCTGTTCACTCTGGAAGCGTTCGAACGTGGGCAGAAGCTCACCGAAGAGCCCTGCGTGAAAGCAATGATCGACGGCACCTGTCCCGCTTTGAAGATGCGCCAGGAAGAACTCGATGCCGGTCACGCCATTTACTACATCGAGCCCGACCCCAAGCTCGCGATCGACCCGAAAGACGCACAGCGTGAGCGTAACGCGGTCAGTCATAGCACGGTCAACCGCAACAGCCCGTCGTACTTGCGCGGCTTCAACGGCCCCAGCGCGAAGACGATTAAGACAGTGGCACCGGCGCCAACCCCCGTTGCTAAAAAGCCAGCGCACGACGGCATCGTCGAGTTCGACGCCTCAAAGCTGGTCAACAAGATACTGACAGACGAGAAAGCAGGCCCAACCGAAGATGAAATCAAACAGCAAATGCTCAACCTGGGCCGGCCGGCCGCACTGCGACGCAGAAAAGCCGCTGCAGAAGGCAAAACGCTCAAATCTTCGGTGTTCGACTACCTGACCGCTGCAGAGCTAAAGCAGATGAATCAACTCAAACGCCAACTGGTGGCGAAAAAAATGGAGCCAAGTACCTGATAAACAACCCAAACCCCCTACTGCGCATAATCAACATTATGTTAAATGCTAACGATAAGGATGATAATTAATGAGCAATGCAATAGCCAAAGTGAACCCCGATCTGGTCATGACCTCTTGCGATGTGTTTGGCATTATCGAAAACATTGCCAACGCCAAAGGCAAAGACAAGCAGGTGATACTGGCAGAGTACATGGACGACCCCATGATGCGTCTGGTGCTCAGAGCGACCTACGACCCCTTCACCACGTATGGCATCAAGCAGATTCCGGAAAGCAAGGTGGCTGGCGCCGAGTCGTTTTCAGAAGACACCATCCACCTGCTGACGCAACTCTTCAAACGAGAGCTGACCGGTAACGCCGCCAAAGCAGCAATCATGGCGGAAATGGACATTCTTTCCCAGGTATCGCAAACACTGCTCACTCGGATTCTGAAGAAAGACTTGCGCGCGGGCTTCACCGCTGGGACGTGCAATCGGGTCGAGCCTGGTTTCATCTTTGTGTTCGAGTGCATGCTGGCGCACAAGTTCGAAGAGAAGCGAATCAAGGCATGGCCTGTCGCCGCAGAGCCAAAGTACGACGGTGTGCGCTCACTGATGATCTGGGACGGCACCGACGTGACCTTCTTCTCACGCACCGGCAAAGTCTTCGAAGGCATGGCCCCGATCGCCACACTGATCAAAGCACAGCTTCGGGAGTTCAACTATGCCCCCGTCGTATTGGACGGCGAACTGACCGACAAAGGCAATCAGTTCAACAAAATCGTGGGCGACGTTCACAAGAAAGACTTCGAAGCCAGCGATGCGGTTTTCTTTGTGTTTGAAGCAATCGCTTTGGCCGACTTCCAGAACGACAGCGATACCCGTCTGTACCGGGAGCGTCGCATGGCCCTGGCCGGAATGTTTGAGCGAATCGGCTTAACGCGACTGGCTAACGTCAAGATCGCACCGGTTCGCGTAATGCAGTCAGTCAAGCAGATTAATGATTGGGCAACGGACATTATGCAGGCGGGCGGCGAAGGTCTGATCGTGAAACCGCTCGACGGCTTGTACGAGAAAAAACGCAGCTACAACTGGCTGAAAATCAAAGGCAAGGGTCACCTTGATCTGCTGATCGTCGGCACCGAACAAGGTGAAGGCAAATACGCAGACATGATTGGCAAGCTGATCGTGGATTTCAACGGGGTTCTGGTCGGCGTCGGCTCGGGCCTGAGTGATGACATTCGCGCGCAAGACCCTGAACAGCTGATCGGCCGCATGTGCGAAGTCAGCTACCACGAAGTGACACCTGATTTGTCCTTACGTCACCCCGTCTTTGAGCGCTTTCGCGACGACAAGCCGGTGGAAGATGGCCCGGGCGTCTAACACTCTGCTCTTTTAACAGTAAACCAATGCCGATCGCTTTCTGGTGATCGGCTTTTTAAGGAAGAACGATATGCTGCGAAATGTAATTGGTGCGATTCTGGCGGTAAGATTGGTTGGCCCTTTTTGGGCTACGGTGGCGCTGATCATGTGGATGCTGTCGCTGGTTGGGGTCATGCACCTGACTTGGACGGTCATCAAGTTATTCTGATGTCGTAGACCACTCTCCCCTGCCCTGCTATCGTTCAGCGGCAGAGGGAGGACTCATGAAAATACACACCATCGTCAACAACAATGAAACCAGCGCTTTAATGAGGCTGTCGTCTTTCCCCATCTGGGACCAGGACGTATCGAACCTTAATGATTATCATTTACTCGGTCACTACACCCAACTGAAGAGCAGTCTGGGCACCTTTGCCGCCGTCGAACTGATGGGTGAATTGAAAGGTGAATGCCTGCTGCACCTGATGCTGAGCGACTTACCCCACTGTGCCATTATAGATTGGCGCCCGCCGATTAATGATCTGATCGCCCCCTATCTGCTGCAATTCATGCAATCGCTCACGCTGATGGAACGCGCCTGCATTTTAGTGGCGCTCGCTGAAAACGCGGAACTGTCGGACATCGTTGCTTTGGATTGGCAATCCACCAAGCTGAATCCGTACACGCCCTTCTCGCGCAAGGTGATCAATCGGACACCGCAGAGACTTGGCTGTCGATTCGTATTTTGGTCAGAGAGCGTATTGGGCCGGCCGGCACCGCTTGATGGGTTGGAGGGCTACATACGTCACGAAATGAAAGTGAACTGGGCGGAGTTCAAGAGTGTCACCAGTGCGCTGCTCCGGTTCGAGCATTTTGCACACGGTGAGTTAGATTCTTTGCTGTATAGATAAGCGCTCTACCGTCTCACTGATCAGCGCTTTTCTTTGAGTGCTACCGTATATCACCTATTGAGCGAACGTCGCGCCAGCAAGCTTGTGCTGCGTTCTGGTGGGCGTCGGAAACACCATTCAGTGTTTCCATGGAAACAGTCAGCCGGAGAGGCAAATCGAGGTGTTTCCATGGAAACATTGACGCTTTCAGCCAATGTTTCCATGGAAACATTTGAGAATTACTTGGCTACCTTATCATCCATGATCTTCACCAGTGCTTCGGCAAGCTCGTCGTCTGTCATGATGCGTTTACCATCTTTTAAAATGTTCACCAAAACTTGCTCGCCTTTACGGGTCACTGAGAATAACCGGCCGGCCTTACCGGTGTAGGTTTTCGCGCTGTCTTTTTTAGGTGCGAGACTTTCGCCACTAGATGAGCTTTTCTTTGCATAACGATTGTAGGATTTTTCAACATCATCTTTTCTAATTGATAAAGAAAACCGCCAATCAGCGTGATCCTCTTTTAGCCAGGCTCCTAGGTAGTCGTCTGATTTATCCTGCAAGCTTGCCAAGAAAAAAAGAACATCTCGCGGGCAATTCTGAAGAGGTATTTTTTCCTTAAAAAGCTTTGGCATATAACGAGCAACGCGAATGTAATTGGCAATGGTTGAACGCGCTATGTTGATCTTAATGGACATCGCTTCAACCGTAGGGAATAACTCTTCATCCATGGCCTTCTTTAATACCTGAGCCCTTCTCCAAAAAGAGGGAGACTGCCGATCGTCATTCTCACTGATCTGAGTAGCGAACCCCTCTTGATCACTCATGGTGCGGACAATGGCTAATACCGGAATGCCCAACGCAATACACACGTTCAATCTTCGAAAGCCGGCTATCTCTTCGTAGTCATAGTCTTTGTGCTTGATGCGCCGAACCGTAATAGGGGTGTGCTGTCCGTTACGAGCGATAGCTCGCATTAAATCGTCATAACTGAGGTCTGCAAGGTCTTCACTTTGGCGATCTTTATAAGCCCAGCTGCGCACTCGGGACGGGTCGATGCGTATCAACTCGTCGCCGTCGCTCTTCTTCGGGGCAGGGGAGGGTGCTCTCTTACTTACAGGCTTGTTAGAGGGTGCTTCTTTTGCTTCGCGCTTAGGCTTGGTCGGTAGCGCGTCGAGTGGCGTGTCCTCACTGTCCAGATCGTCACTGAGTAAGGCCCAGGCGCCGGAGAGTTTCTTATCTTTCATGGGTCAAACCCCAGAGTTGTTGAATGTCGTCAAGCACTTCGCCGCAGCAGTTATCCAGGCTGTCGAGGGAGCGCTGGTACGTCTCCCGACTGTTGAGTGGTTTTTCCAGTTCGTACACGGTGCGCATGTAGGACGCCGCCTTCTCAATCTCGGTGGAGTCGGTCAACACATGAGTCATCACGTACTCGCCGTAGAGTGCACGAATGCGCCCCTCGTTGAACTTGTGCGCAGCCGAGCCGTCGTGTTTGGAAATCAGGATGCGCATGTAATCCAGGTCGCGGTTCAGGTGACCGTAAAACAGTGACAGGCTTTGGCAAAACATCATGAAAGAGGCGCGATCTGCGGCGGCAGGGGGTAGCGGAATCAGTAGTGCGTTGGCGGCAGCCAGTGCGTTGGCGGTAATCGACCCCATGTTTGGCGGGCAGTCGAGAATGATCAGATCGTAATCGTTCTGCACCAAAGCCAAAGCGTTGCGCAGACGCAGCACGGCGCTGCCCATGGTTTGGCGGTTGTTCAACTCCGGATTGGGCAGTGCCAGATCTAAGTCTTGCAGCGGTAGACTGGTGGGTATGATGTCTACCCCGGCGAAGTAGGTTTCACGTATCACGCTGGCAAAGTTATCGGTGGAGTCCAGTAGGTAGGGATTGATCAGATCGTCTTCATTGACGTCCACTTCTGGAATTAGACCGCCAAGTAGAAACGTCAGCGTGGCTTGCGGGTCAAGGTCGACAGCCAGTACACGCAAGCCATTAATGGCGGCTTTCTGCGCCAGATGTGCGGCAGTGGTGGTCTTGCCAACCCCACCCTTGAAGTTCACACACGCCATGATGGTAACTTGCGCCGTACTTGGGCGACGAACCCTAGTCTTGACCTGATCACGAAGCTGATTGATACGGGGCAGCGTCCAGCGTCCATGGTTCTGACGATTACGCGGCACGTCTTTGTCGTTCTCTCGCAGCCAGGGCATCGAGCGCCCGATCATCAGTGCAGCTTCTTTAATGCCCCACGTTCGCGGGCTTTTGGATAGGTAATCGTTATCGTTTTTGATGATCTTGCGAATTTTCAGAAGTTCCGATTGGCTGCGTTCTGAGAACTGAGAAAAGAGAGCGGCGGGATTGGTAATGGTAAGCGAGGTGGTCTTCATGGTGTTCCCTGTTTTGCCTGCGAAAGTCTATTTTCACTATTCTAGGCAAAACAGGTCTTATAACGCAAAATTAAACGGCTTGTTTCTTCTCATTAACGACATCGCGTATATCTTTTAGTGAACCTGATTCCGATTGCTTGAGAATGCCGCACTCAATTAAGGCATTGCGAAGCTCTGGGTAATACAGATCGAGAACGGCGGTGACCATCGGCGTGGGGTCTTCCCCGAGCAGTTTGGCCAAGGGCACCACTTTGGTGATGGGCATTTTGCTTCGACCAGACCTAACCTGGCTAAAAAAGCAATTTGCGGATTTTGTAATGCCAATGCGCTCAGCCATTTCAATTTGGCTGAACTCTCCATTGTTGCGAATCCAGTCGTCGAGAATGTCGGTCACCGGGTTACCGCGAGCAATTTGCTTACGTGTTGCCATAGTTATTCCCCTGCACTTACTGTGTTATGTTTCTTCATACTGACTTACTACTACGTTTGACAAATTCACTATACTGGGAAGCTTGTAATATTGTAAATGATAAATTATCTATGCTTGCGTTTATTGCATGAATTTTAGTCAATGTTGGTGCGGGTTATTTCAAATTTGTCCACTTAAGTGCACAGGTTTGGTGCACTTAAGTCCCGGGTATGTAAATTTATGTTGCACTAACAAGCCTCCAAACGCTAAATTCTATTCACCTTATAGACCTTTAGAGGGCGTGCGAGTGCCGATAATTACAAAGATGAGCCATGACGATTTGCTCAGTCAACTATCCCAGGCTCAGAATGTCGAAACGATTGATTTGGGTGCGGTAAATCTGCACCTAGCCGTTATCAATGGCCAAAGTCATGTCCTGGTTGAGAACCCCATGGACAGCGAGCAGTGCGCAAAAGTGACTGTCCCGGTGTAGTCGGCCCCACAGAGAGGCGAAACAGGCTGCAGAAAGGGTGCTATTGAGTGCCCTTTTTTATTGCGCTAAAGTATTACTCACCAATAAGTAAGAGCAACACCAAGAGGAACGCAGAATGTCTTTAACCAAACGCGCAAAGATGGAAGTGCTTCGCCAGTCGATCAAGAAGGTGACCCGACTGCTGACGGAATCGAAGCTACCGGTGATCATGGCGGGCACAAGCGCCAAAGTGACCTACGATGTCGCAACGGGGAAGCCGGTAGCGGTGTACCTGCCGTCGCTACCAGACAACTCTTCTATAAAGCTGATCGATGCGATCCAGGGCTTTGTTGATCACGAAGTCGCTCACGTCCTATTCACTGATTTTGAAACGCTCAGAGAAAGCGTGGGAATGAAAATTCCACAGCTATTCAACGCGGTGGAGGACAGCTTCATTGAGCGCAAGATGATGTTCGTCTACGAGGGCACCAAGCACAACGTGGCAAAAGTGCGCGATCTATTCATTGACGAATTTATTGAGCCGCTGGTGAAAGACTTGAAGAAGTCCGGCACCACCGATCAAAAGGAATGGTGGAGTCTGCTTTGTGTCTGCGCGATTCGTGCATGGGCCGGTCACACCGAGTTTCAAATCTACATGGACGATAAGTGGGGCTTTATCGATGCGATCAGAAAGACCGCCGTCGAGAAGAAAATCCCAGAACGACTCCAGGCAATCACCTGCAGCGCCGAATCACTGAAAGTCGCGATTCGTCTGTCCTACATTGTGAATGAGGCGAGTAAAAAGCCAGAAGAAGAGAAGCCAGAGGACAAACCAAAGAGCAAACCCGAAGGCAAACCAGAAGACAAACCAGAAGACAAACCAGAAGACAAACCAGAAGACGGCGATCCAGAAGAGAAGTCAGAAGACAAACCAGAAGAGAAGTCAGAAGACAAACCAGAAGAAAAGTCAGAAGACGGTGAGCCCGAAGACAAGTCAGAAGATAGCAAACCAGAAGACGGTAACCCAGAAGGCGACTCCGACGGCGAGCTAGAAGCCGACTCCGACGGCGAGCTAGAAGCCGACTCCGACGGCGAGCCAGAAGACGGTGAGCCAGAAGACGATTCAGAATACAAAATGCCTGATCCCGACTTTGATGATTCAGAGGTCAAAAGTGTCGAGGACTTTCTGGAAAACATGATCAGCGAGGAAGCAAAGCAGGCAATCGACTCAAGCTCCTACACGCCCTACACTCGCGATGCTGATATAATTGAGCTTCTTGAAGATCAGGCGGTGCCGATCAACAAGATTGAAGAAATGGAGGCAGATATTAAGTCCACCATTGCCCCCGTTCAAAGAGCCCTTGCCTCCGCATTTGAGTCGCGCAACAAGTGCTTTCAGGTTCACGGTAAGCGAAGTGGCAGACTGTCCGGCCCCAGCTTGCATCGCCTGATCAGTGACGATGATCGGGTGTATTACCAGAATAAAGAGTCACGAACGCGAGACTCTGCGGTTCAGTTGGTGATGGATATTTCAGGCTCCATGCGCGGCCAAAAGGTTCACCTGGCGGCACAGGTAGCTTGGGCGCTGACAGAGGTACTGAGTCGGCTCAGCGTCAGCTCGGAAGTCATTTGCTTCACCCAGCTAGGCACCAGCACACTGAATTCTAAGCAGAGAAGATCCTACAAGGAAATGTCGTCCAATCGTGATTCTCGCAATTTTTCCAGGTTTGGGCCGATCTATATGCCCATCTTAAAGTCCTGGGACGAGCCCCACTTCACACAGACTCATAAGCGCAGCTTTTGCAGAGCGGGCAGCTCCATGCTGCAGATGGGCGGTAACGTCGATGGCGAGTCGCTGCAGTATGCGGGCTTGCGCCTGGCCAGCAGACCCGAGCCCGGCAAGATTATGATCGTGCTCTCTGATGGGCAGCCTTCAGGGGATGGTTCGTCCAGTTCGTTCTCGGCGCACCTTAAAAAAGTCGTTAAGGACCTGGCGAAAGCCGACATCAACGTCATCGGTATCGGCATCAACGACGACAGCGTTAAGCATTACTACCCTAAAAATGTGGTGGTTAATAAAATCAGCGACTTAGCAGGCGTAGTCATCGGTCGTGTGAGGGAAGAGCTGCTGAAGTCTTGATTGCCCGCAGCTCTTACTTTACGCTAAGTATGAATCAAACATCATAAGCAGGATTAAGAAAAATGAACATCAGCAAAATCAAATGCGAATCTTGTGGCGTTGAGTGTCACGCGATAAAAGGGCATGTGAAGGAATACCACGGTGTGGACTCCAAAGACCCGATGACCCTTGAAGATTACCAAGAACGACACCCTGATGCGCCCATGCTGTCCGCTTTGATGGAGCAAAGGATTGTCGAAGAGCGAGCCAAGCGTGCTGAAATGACCGGTCAACCCGAAGCAGTGCAAATGCCAACACCGAAGCCTAGCGTCGATCAGCCTACCTTTGATCAGTCCAAGTACCGCAAGGAACAAATGCACACAGTGTTTGGACTGGACAAGAGAAACACCATGACGAAAACGGGCAAGCAGCCTGAAGTGTCGGTGTCGCTACGCACAGATAGTCCAGACAGAGTGCCCATCGCCGAAGAATATTTCCCCGACGTGGGCGCATTGAAGAACGTCATGCTGGCTATGGAGTTCAACGAGCCGATCATGGTGTACGGTCACGCAGGTGTCGGCAAGACAAGCATCTTCCGGTACGTATGCAACAAGACCAATCGGCGTTTGACTCGGGTGCAGCACACAGCGGAAACTCAAGAGCATAAGATCCTGGGCCAAATCCAGGTCAAGAATGGCTTTGATGAACACGGTAAGTCCTACAGCTACACCGAATTTCAACTGGGCGATCTGCCTATCGCAATGAAAAACGGCTGGGTTTACCTGGCTGATGAAATCGATCGCGCGCAGCCAGAAGTTCTATCGGCTTATCAGTCAGTGCTTGAGGGTCAACCTCTGCACTTGCCAGAAGCAGACGAGGACAATCGAGTGATCGTGCCCCATCCGGATTTCCGCTTCGTTGCAACAGGCAACTCGAACGGTATGGGCGATGAGACAGGCATTCACCGCGCGGTACAGCGTCAGGATGCAGCTACCTTTGAACGATTCTCAATCGTCATGCAGTTAAGCTACCTTGATGAAAGCGACGAAATTCAAATGGTGAAAGAGAAAGCAGGCGTGTCCGCAGAGCATGCGAAAAAGCTGCGCACTTTCGCCGACAAAATTCGCAGTCAGTTTCCTCACGAATTTCCGCTGACGATTGGGCCGCGTGTGTTGATCAAGATCGGGCGTCTTGGGCGTCTGAAGGGCAGCTTCTCAGAGGGTGTGCAGCTGGCGTATGCCAATCGCTTGCCAGAAGTGGAGCGTAAAGCAGCAATGGATTTGGCTTCTCGAATTTTGGGTTAACAAATTGAGCGATGTAGGACTGCCTGGGTCGCTCTGTTGTTTGGTATTTCACAAAGCAGGAATCTATGAAGTCCGATAAAGCCTACGGTTGCTACGGGTACGTGGCGACATTCGATTCAAACTCCAAGACCTGTCAGGTGTGTCCTCTTCGCAAGTCTTGCAATTTGGAAGCCTACAAGACTCTGAAAAGGATGAGTCTGGAGGTCAACGTGACAAGTTTAATGGGCAGATTCTCAGACCTCATCGCGATCGATAAAGAACCGATCAGCGTCGGTCGCACAGCGCCAAAAACCAGCAGACAGAAGCTCAAGCAATACACTCAAGGCCACGCCGACGCGCTACTCATGATGACCCTACCGGTCAAGCAGCGGCGACTGATCAAAGGGCTGAATCAAAAAGGCATACCGGTACGCAATCTGATTCGTGGTGGCTTCAACCCGTTCGAAGATCAGCGCCCGGCGTTTATGCGCGTTCCGTGTCGAATGCTGATCGAGCAGGGTGAGTTCACTCGACCACAGTTAAAAGAGGCTCTGATGACAGAGTTCTCACACTGGACAGACAACACGGCGGAAAGTCATGCCAGCATTGCCGTTGGTGTGTTGAATGCGCTGAAAGTGGTAAAAAAGATCAACGAAACGTATCACAAACTGGACTGACGATGAATTTTCTAACCGGTATTCGCACCAGCTTTTCCATGACGGAGAGCATTCTCTCTCCAAAGACGGTCATCGACCAGGCGAAGGCTCTGGGGTATGACACGGTTGCGGTGACAGACACCAACACGGTAAACGCCATCCCTGCGCTGACGGTAGAAGGGCGGGCAAAAGATGTCAGAGTGATCGGCGGTATGAGCATTCGGGTGGTGGACGATTTAGCCTGGCGCAAACCCAAAAAGAATGAAGCCCGCACCAAGAACGCTTTTTTCTACGCCTCAGTGTACGCGATCAATAAGAGCGGCTTCACCGATATGATGAAGCTGCTGACCCTGGCCAACAGCGAGGACAATTTCTACTTTCTACCGCAAATCGATTTCACGCAATTGCTCGCAGCGTATCAAGCTGGGAACATCGCTATCAGTACGGGTACGCTGTATTCGATGCTGAGTCATACCAACGCACACAATCACATCAAAACGCTGGCCAGCGTCTCCGTAGAGCGTCTGTTCATCGATCTGGTGGCGGTGAACACCGCGTTCTTTAAACGCTGCAACGAAGTTGGACTGGAATTAGCCGATGCGTTCAACCTGAAGACGCTACCGGCGATACCAGCGCTGCACGAACCCGGCAACAAAGACGTGCGCGACACCATGGAAGTGGTGTTCAATCCGCGCGACACCATCGACACGCCCTGGCTGAACAAAGTGCCAGAGGGTTATCACCTGGTCGATTCAGCTGGTGTCCTGTCAATTTTAGGCAATCAGCAGCGTCTCGAAGAAGGCGTCAAAGTGTTCACTGACTTGTGTCAGTACCAGTGGGAAAAATACGACATCTGCCTACCGAACATGGCAGAAGACCCGTTCGCGACCTTGATGCAGCTGTGCAAGGAGGGTTGGCGCAAGCGCATCGACCGCCCGGTGCTTGGCTACACACCAGAGCCCGCCAAGCTGAAACAGTACAAGACCAGGCTGGTGTACGAGCTGGCTGTGCTGCGCAAGATGGGCTTTTGCGATTACTTCCTACTGGTTCATGAAGCGGTTGACTGGTGCAAGGCGGCTGACATCACAGTAGGACCCGGGCGGGGCTCGGTCGGTGGTAGTCTGATCGCTTACCTGATTGGCATCACCGATGTCGACCCACTGCGCTTTGGCTTGATCTTCGAGCGGTTCATCAACCCCGATCGATTGGACTTGCCCGACATCGATCTTGACTTCATGAGTTCGCGCCGTCACGAAGTGATTGAGCATTTAATCGATGTCTACGGCGAAGATCGCGTCGCGGGTATCAGCAACTACGCAAGCCTGGGTCCAGCATCTGCCTTGCGCGGTGCTGCAAAAGCGCACGGCTTGTTCGAGTCGGAATACCGCTGCTCAAAACTAATACCGGATGAGCACGGTCAGTCGATACCACTGCAAGACTGCGTAGAGCAAGTGCCAGAGCTTGAAGCGTTCGCCAAAAAATACCCCATCGTGTGGGAGAAAGCCGTCTCGCTGCAGGGCGTGATGCGAAACCTGGCACAACACGCGGCCGGTGTCATCGTTGCCGGTGAGCCCATTGTCGAGCGCGCTGCTATGGAGCGTCGCAAAGGTGGTTTGGTGGTGAATTGGGACAAACGCCTGGTGGAAGATTTCGGACTGATCAAGCTCGACATCTTGGGCCTATCCACGCTCGACGTTCTTGCCTTGATAAAGCAGTACGTTCTTAAACGTCACGGCAAAGCCATCGAATTGACGGACATTGCTCTGGGCGATGCGCGCGTATTGGAACGCTTCAGCGCGGGCGACAGCGCGGGCGTTTTCCAGTTCGAGTCAGGCGGCATGAGAAATCTTCTCAAGCAGCTTGCGACAGAGGGCACCTTGACGTTCGAGGATGTGATCGCTGCGACCGCCTTGTACCGACCCGGCCCGATGGAAGCAGGGTTGATGGACGACTACATCGCAATCAAGCAGGGCAATCAGCTACCGCATTACCTGCACCCAAGCATGAAGCCCGCGCTTGAAGAAACGAACTCGGTCATCGTGTACCAGGAACAGGTTATGCAGGTAGCGCGAGACTTGGCGGGCTTCACCATGGCCGAGTCTGACAAACTGCGAAGCGCAATGGGTAAGAAAGACGCCGAGAAAATGAAAACCATGCGTGAGCAGTGGATCGATGGCTGTGCAAACACATCGGACCTACACCCAGAAGTCGCTGCAAACCTGTTCAACCAGATCGAAGAGTTTGCAGGTTACGCCTTCAACAAGTCGCACTCTGTGGAATATTCCATCATTTCCTACTGGTGCATGTGGTTTAAAACCTACTACCCTGCGGAGTTCTTCGCTGCCGCGCTGACGATCGCCGACGAAGACCGCCGCAAGTCACTGCTCAAAGATTGCACCAAGAAGGGCATCGAAGTGGCGCCGCCAGACATCAACTTCTCAACCGATCGCTTTGAGATTGGCGAAGGCCCAGACGGCGCCATACTGCTGTTCGCTCCGTTCCAGGCAATTACTGGCTTGTCTGAGAAGTCGTCAGCGGCAATTCTTGAGGCGAAAGCGAAACACGTCATACCGTTCACCAGTAAGGAAGAGTTCCTGGCGGTGGTGAATAAGCGCAGCTGCAACATTCGACAGCAGGCTGCGCTTGACAGCGTGGGCGCGTTTGCAAGCATCGAACCGAGTCAGCTCCAGGCACGACACCCGGATCGAGTAAAGGATCAGAAGCTGCTTCTGCGTGGACTGGTGAGCGCAACGGTGAAAGCCGATCGGAACATCGATGTCAGCCCTTACGTGAAGTCGGAGCTGGTCAAGATGATCTCACAGTGCAGAGAATGCACCGGATGCTCATTGCAGGGGTTACCCCACCCAGCGCCTAGACTTGGGCAGCGTCCAAAGATCATGATCGTCACCGACGCGGTAAACTGGACCGAAGAGAAGGCGGGTAAGATCGGGGAAGGGGAGTGCGCCGAGCCTATGAAGGAGGCACTGCGCGGAGCAGGACTCACCATGAAGGACATCTACTTCACCGCCATGATCAAGTCGAAAGTCAAAAGCGGCGATATAACCAACGACATGATCAATAACTGCACCCCGTATCTGGCGCGCGAGATCGAGCTGTTGAAGCCTGCAGTGATCATTGCAATGGGCAGTCGCTCAGCAAGACACCTGTGTCCGGATTTGAAAGGCGGGTGGGAAGAAATACTGGGACAGGATGTGTACGACCCGAAGTTGGACGCAACCATTCTGATTGGACTCAACCCGATGATGGTGGTGATGGATTCGGACAAACAAACGCTCATGAACGAGGTGATGGTGGCAGCAGCAGAGGTTATTTCGTAGCCGCGCTTACTTAATGCTAAGTACGTGGTAAACTCATTTTGTAATCAGACGCATGAACAGGACAAATCATGAAAAACGATTTTTTTACAGCCGAAGAACTCGCAGAACTGGAAGCAGAACTCAACGACCTTGAGGACTTTGGTGAAGAAAGCGCCTCAGAGAATGCGTTAGAAGAATCGCCGAAAGAAACGGTGATCACCGCGCAGCAGGAAAAAGCCAAAGCCAAAGCAGAAGCAGAGGCAGAAGCAGAGGCAGAGGCAGAGGCAGAAGCCAAAGCAGAAGCAGAAGCAGAAGCAGAAGCAGAAGCAGAAGCAGAAGCAGAAGCAGAAGCAGAAGCAGAAGCAGAAGCCAAGCTGAGTGAAATCAAGACAAGAGCCGTAGCAAAGGCAAAAGTTGATCTTGAAGCTATAGCAAAGACGAAAGCCGACGCAGAGCTTGAAGCCGAGCTGAACGCAATCGAAGCCGAAGCCGTGCCAGAAGATGATGAGCCAGAAGGTGAGTTAGACGACGGTGATGAGCCAGGCGCTCAATCTCTGGAAATAACTTCCAAACCCAGCAACGCAGACGAAGAACTGACCGAAATGCTGCTCAATGCCAGCACCTCGTTCAACCCGCGTCAGCTGCAGAAGGACTTGGCGTTCAGCGAGAACACTCTGGACGACGCCTTCATGACGCAACCTGGCTTCTTTGCGCACTACTCCGGCGTCGCACATCGTGCCGCTCGTCGATACGACCAACTGCAACAGCAGGAAAAACTGGTATACGCCGCACTGGACGCCGAAGTGCGCAAGCAAGCATCGGCAGACGCAGAGAAGGTCACCGAGCCGGTGGTGAAAAACAGAATCTTGCTAGACCCGCGTCACCGCAAGATCACCGACAGAATGTTGGATGCCAAAGCGGTGGCTGGTATGACGAAAGACGCCTGCGAGTCGTTCAAGCAGCGCCGCGACATGCTCATCCAAGTGGGTGCGAATGTTCGCGAAGAGTTCAAGGGTGACTTGCGCATGAGAGCGCGCACAGAAGCCGTTGATGAACGGAAGGAAAACGCAATGGATTCATTGCGCAAAGCACAGGGTAAATAACGTTTCGAGAATTTTACGAGCCTGTTACGAGCCTGTTTCGAATCTTTTAAAAACTGAAAATTGAGGATTTACCAATGAGTAATGGAATCGCCGAGCTAGTCGCACGTACCAAGAAAGCGCAAGCCGCCAAGAAAGCATCCGGTTTGCGCGCGATCAAGCCCCAGCAGGGCAAGCACACCTACCGCATCCTACCAACCTGGCGTTTGAACACCATGCCAGAAGAGTGCGCAAAAGATGTGCAGCCCTTCTGGCACGACTTCGCAATGCACTGGGTGCGCACTGAGAAAAACGGTAAGCCTGTTGCCTACGTCTGCCTTGAAAAGACATTCGGCTCTGAGTGTCCGATATGCAGTGCGATCGGTCGTGGCATCTCTTCGTCGAACGACGATGAAACCGTTGACCTGTTGAAGTCAGCCAACGCCAGTCAGAAGTACCTGATCAACGTGTTGCACCGTTCAAGCCCTGACAAGCCGAACGAAGTGCAGGTGATGGAAGTGGGTCAGAAGATTTTCGATCAGTTGATTGAATTTCTTTCCGAGTACGGCGACATCACCGATTTGAACGACGGCATCGATCTGATCATCAATCGCGAAGGTACTGGTATGGACACCACCTACAAGGTGTTGCCTGCTGCGAAGCACAAGCCGGTTGATGTTTCTGTTATGCCGCAGCTGCTCGACCTGGACGCAGTGGTACAGCAAGAGAACGAAACCAAGCTGAACATCGCTTTGGAAAATCTGAGCAAGGTGTCCGGTATCCTGCCCGCCACCAAGGCGCCGACTGCACACCGCGCGTCTCTGGTGGACATGAGCGAAGTAGCGGAAGCAGAGTACGCTGACGAAGCCCCGTTCGAAGCCGACAAAACTGAGGTCGCAGCGGACGACATCAGCGACGACGAACTGGACGATCTGCTGGGCGATCTGGCAAACGGCTAAATTAAGATTAAAAACATGTAACTAAAATGGGGGCTAATGCCCCCATTTTTAACAGGATTGAATGATGAGCGGATACATGCTAATCGACGGCAACTCCTTGGGGTATGCCGCACAGAACACGCAGGTGCTGACTGCGAATGGTATGGAGACTCAGGCGATTTTCCAGACCCTGAAGATGCTGAAAAAAGCCAAAGAGAATTTTCCAGAATTTGAAAAGCTTTTGTGGCTTTGGGACGACAAGGCGCAATTCCGCTACGACATCTGGCCCCACTACAAAGGCAATCGCAAAGACACGCCGGAGAAGATCGCGATAAAAGACAGCTATCACGCAGCGGTGCCGTTTATTAAGCAGGCGCTGACGCACCTGGGTATTGACCAGATCACTGCGTCCGATCATGAAGCGGACGACCTTGGAGGCTACTTCTCTCGCAAGTTGCAAGCAAAAGGACTGGCGATTCTGTTGCTGACCGGTGACCAGGACTGGCTTCAACTGATCAACGGTAAGACACGTTGGCACGACCCGCGCAGCAACGTCGAGAAGCATTGCAACAAAGCCACGTTCAAAGAGTTCACCGGCGTAGACACACCGGCGCAGTTTCTTGAATGCAAGGCGTTGATTGGGGACACCTCCGACAACATTCCAGGCATCCCAGGCATCGGTGACAAGTGCGCCACACTGATCATGGAAAACTTTGGCTCAATCAGAGGCTTACTCGCTGACTACAAAGCGAACGGCGAGTTTGACAAAGACCGACTGCCGAACGGACTCAGCCGATTCCGGAAGAAGATCAACGCATTCTGCGCCAGTGGCGTTCGTGATTTCGTTCGCAACTACAAGCTGATGAATCTGAATGACTTGCAGCGTGATGATGTGGTGAGAAAGAGCGCAATTGTGGTGCGCGGGAAGCGCGATCCTCAAGCGTTCGCTGATCTCACTATGGAGTTGAGCTTTCTATCAATCACACGCGATCTCAAGAGCTGGGAACGCACGTTCAAATAGGACAACGCTATGAGCAAAAAAGCAGCAGCAACGGCGACAGTCACCGCCGCCGATCTGTTCAAAGACCTGACTTCAATCATCGGTGAGAACGCCGACGCTGCCTCAATTCGGGGTTGGCTGGACACCGGCTTACCCGAACTGAACTACGCACTCGGTGGTTCGTACAAGCGCGGCGCCCCAATGGGTCGCTTCATTGAAATCTTCGGTGCAGCGTCTTCGGGCAAGACATTCATCGCCACCATGCTGATGAAATCCGCACAGGATATGGGCGGTATCGCGTTCTTCTCAGACCATGAGCGCTCGTTCAGCCCTGAATTTGCAGACACTCTGGGTCTGAACATCGACCCTACCGTGTTCAAGCATCTGCGCCCTGAAACCTTCGAGGATTCCATCGAAGCGTTCAAGCGTGTTGCGCCAATGGTGCGTGAGAAGGGCTTGCCGATAGAAGTGCCTTTGATCTGGGTGTTCGACTCGGTGGCTGCGATGATTCCGCGCTCACTGCTGTACGAAAAAAAGGGCAACGCAATTGTGCGTCGCGAGAGTGCCGACGCCAACATGCGTGACAAGCTGCAATTAGCGACCTGCACCAGCGTTCACTACCCCGTTCTGAAACAGTTCGCCGAAGACTACAACGTGACGGTGGTCATGCTGAATCAGATTCGCATGGACCCGGGCGTGATGTTCGGTAACCCTGAGAAAACACCAGGCGGGAAATCCGGTGAGTTCTACGCCGACATTCGCGCGAACCTGGGCAAGAAGGACATCACCAACGGTAAGAAAGGGCCAGAGCGTGAAGTGGTGGGGTTTGAGATCACCGCCAACGTGATCAAGAACAAAGTTGCCCGCCCTTTCCGCAAAGCGATGTGGCAGGTACGCTTTCACGACGAGCTTGGGGTGTACGTGGATCGGATCACCACCATGGTAAACTTTCTGATTCGTTCGAACATCCTGGACAAAGACCCTAGCGGTCGTGTCGAGTGGGAAGGCAGGAAGATTTTCGCCACCGTTCTAATCAAAGAACTTGAAGCAGAT